TATAAGTTACAACAATAGGTGCACCTGAATCCTTTCCGTTCACTTTCTTCTGCTTATTTGAAGTAACGTCAAACACCTTGGTTTCTCCGGCTGCGGCAAATTGAAGTGAAGTGGGGTCAACTGTAAGTTCATATTCATAAGTTACAGTGGCTGCGGACTGGGTTAAAGTTATTTCGGCAGTCTTTCCACCTTCACTTGCAGTAATGGTAACTTTTCCTATCCGCTGTGATTCGGTTGTATTTTCAGCCGCAACAACTGTTGTATCATTACTACCTTTCGTAAATCCTGCTCCTGAAACAACTGTCGTATAAGTTACAACAATAGGTGCACCTGAATCCTTTCCGTTCACTTTCTTCTGCTTTTCGGAAACCACATTAAATGACTTGGATTCACCCTTTGCAACGAAAGCAATACTTGTGGGCGTAGGAAGCAAAGAATATTCGTATGTAATGACGGATGCTGCCTGTGTAAGGTCCACTGTCACACTCTTACCACCTTCATCCATAGTAATGGTTGCAGTTCCCTTTCTCTGCGTATTACCTGGATTTTCAGTCACCTTAATGTTGAATCCATCGGAAATGGCTTCATGGGAGAATCCTGCTCCGGCAAGTTCTATATCCGTACCTATCTTTGTAGGAGCCCCTGACGGTTTTCCATTTACCACAGTCTGTTTGGTTGAAGTAACGGTCACTTTCTTTGTTTCTCCCGTATTCACAAATAAAAGTGTCTTTGGATCTACCACCAAATTGTAAGTATAGGTTACAGTGGATGCAGCTTGCGTAAGGTCAATAGTAATCTTCTTATTGCTCTCATGCTGTGTTACGGTCAAAACCCCGTTTCTTATGGAATTGGTAGGATTTTCAGGAATTGTCACCGTTCCACCTTCACTTACTGCATAAGGAAGTTGTGTTTCAAAGTCAACTTCCAACGGTGTTTGTACACCTGTCGGCTTTCCGTTTACATAAAGTTGCTTATAGGAAGTAACAACAGCCTCTATGCTGTCACCTTCCTTGGGAAACGCCATTGTCTTATCTTGCGGAATAAGAAAATAACGCATCTCTTCAACTATATCAACAAGAATCTGTTCCTTTCCTCCCAACTCTTCTGGATAAGCTATAAGTTGCAGTGCATGGTTTGTGGCCCATTGTTTGAATACTCCGATATTATAGGTCAGTCCGGCACGTATCACAACACCCATACCCTCATAATATTCCCTGTCACCTATGACATTTTCAGTCACAAAAACATTCATTTGGCTGTCTATGCCATCAGTAATGACCGTTAAACGGTGACTTTCATCTCTATTTATAAACAACAGCCGTAACATAATTAATCTGCTTTAGCGGTGAACTCAAACTTCTGAATGCCGCCCTCTGCCATAATAACCACATTCAAATCCTCTTTGTCTACAAGACCCATATCTTCCATTGTCAGAACAACAGGAACGCGACTAAGGATATTTGTCACAAGACCTTTGCGATCACCACGGATAACACCCCATCTTCCGGCAGATTCATTCAGTGTTACGGTATTAGGGAAATAAATTTCAACTTCTTTTTTGATAGGAAGCTGTGTTCTTACGGTGATAACACATTCATCATCCCCATTCCATTCCACATTTGCAGATACGATTTCATTCTGTCCTTGCGGATTCAGTTCAAGGATAAGAGCGTTGTTTTCCGCAAATGCAACAAGTTCCTGGTGCATTACAGGTTGACCGACAACCCAGTTGAATCCCAATGCCTGCATATTGTCGCTTCCTTCAATTTCATCCGCAGTGGCATCAACATTTCCACGGCTTACAATACCACGTATCTCGGTAATGAAAATGCGTTCCTGATCACAACTACCATCGGTAACAACAGTAACGTCAATCTTCTTATCTGTGTCAATAAATCTATATAATCTCATAATATCAAAGTTTTAATAATCTATCTTTGTTTCAAAAATACGCTTTTCATGCGACAAATCAAAACAGAGGTGACGGATTCACAGGAAGCATTACAACAGTCATTGTAGCAGACTTGTTATAGGGTTCCGGCAGAACTGCATTTATACCGAAGAATGCCTGTCTGCCTATCGGGTCATTGTCCATAAGACACATGACCGTCCTGTCGCTATCCTTCACCTTAAAAAACTGTTCATGCACATTCACAGAGTTCCCTGACCAACTGTATGAAGTGGCATACGGTATCTTTATAAGTTCCGATTTTCCGCCATCGGGAGTAAACAGAAGGTTGCATGTAATAAATAAGGGATGAATTTCTCCCTTGACTTTCAAATACAGTTTTTTCGGCTCTATGCTTACATCAAGGACAGAAGTTCCACGTGAAACTATTGTCTTTTCTTCCTTTCCATCAGCACAAACATTTCTTTCATCCTCTTCCGAATAGGATTCAAGAAGTTCCATCTCCATCAGCTTGGCAAGAAGTTCCATCTCTTCCATGCTCACACAGCTACCCTTTTTGGGCCACAACCCTTTTTCATTCACAAGAATGTCCGCACCATCCCCACTAGGGCTTTCTGTAATGTTGAAAACGGATTGCGTGCCCCATCCGTCAGTAGGAATGGTGACACGTATTCCGTTGTTGTCTGTAAATATCAGCGATTTCATATATAGGTTTTAATTTTTGGTTGTCAATTCATTATCCCACGTTTCCGGGCTTCCTTTTCAAGTTCAGAACGTCTTAATCCGGAAATATCCTTGTTTTTCAGGAACACCTTTATCTGTCCGTCACTCATGCGCTTTACGGCAGATATGATACGTTCCTTCAACGTTTTCTTCTGATCACGCCCAGCCGTGTTCAGTTTGATCTTTTCAGGACGCTTCTTGTTCTCCGCAACAGGCTTCCACCCGCTTTCCGTTTTTTGATACACACGTCCGTCCGCATATCTCTTTTTGACACCTACGGCTTCGGCAACCGATTTTTCCAATGACTGTTTGTCGTTCACGGCAATTCCCACTATGCCACGGAAACGGTTTAAAGGAGTGTCCTTGTACATCTTCACTGTCATGGATTTATTTACTCCATCCACGGTAGTTTCAACAAATGTACGTTCCTCAACCTGTGTAGGACGGGTGTAATAGAACGATTTCGTAAGATCATCATTTACAACCGTCAATTGAGAAAGGGAATCGTACTCCACTTTCGCTGCCGATATTTCAGATAGGGTAAGGTTGCCTGCCGATTTCAATACTTCGGACAACCATCCAAGAACCTTATCGGCTTCAAAAACCTCTATTTCAGAGGATTTAAGGAGTTCATTAAACTCCTGTCTTGTAATGCTAGTTTCCATAAATTATTGATTTTCAGATTGTTTTTTGTTTTCACATGGCCTTTTGGCAAATCCATTCTCATCGAAGTCACTCAAATACTTCCGAATCCATTTCGGAACAAGATTAGGATTTATCTTTGCCGCATTTTCCGCTATTGACATCGCTTCCCGAATGATAAGGGATGTGCATACCAATGTATAGAACCATCCGAACCCTTCAACCACCGAACCACGAACAGTAAATGATGATGCGATGTTCGCCATGATAAGCAATGAAAAATAAACCAATAGTTTCAATCCTATCATGGAGAACCCTTTAGAGGACAGATCTCTTTTTATGAAATGATATACCCACGAAAGAATAGTGTCTATTACAATCAGAGATACAAGAAACTTTAGATAGGCCCAATCATTAAAGAGAAATTCCTCAAAAAAATCCGCTATAAAGCTAAGCGGCAATCCCATGATAACCGGGTAATAGAAGGAAAAGACATATTTCCTAAACCGTTTTTTTACAAAATCCTGCATGTATTTTATATTTAATTATCTATCTTGTTCAAAGATAGATAAAAATCACCTCTTATCCATGTGATTGCACATACGCTTGTCTAACTAATTCCCGTGCTTCCTTTGGTGACAGGACCTTGTACACGGATCTGTTGTATGCTATACCCGTTTTCAGCTTCTCTATCACCCCAAGACGTTCCAGTTTTTTCACTTCTATGGCAACCCTGCTTCTTACAAGAGAAAATTCCCGTTGCAGTTCCGTATAGGAAACAGTCTTGCAAATGCCGTCCTTGCTGTTTTTCCATAAATGGACGAAAATGGAATAACCCCTGTTTCTGACATGAAACCATCGCCACCACTTTCTTTCCTCATCGGGGATAAGGTAGGAGTGAATATCATGGTGTCGGTCCATCAGTGTCGGATTCCCGAATATGTCATACGCGCCATTAACTGATTTTCGTGTCCTCATAGCTAGATAATGTTTCCATCCTCATTTACAGACAGGCCCGAATCATATTCAAAGCCATACAATTCCCGTTCAAGCGGTGGTGCACCGAAAACCCATTTCACGTCACCCCATCTTATCCTGTTTTCTTTCATGTAATCCTTCCATCCGACTTCTCTTGCATCTTCCTGCACGTCAAAAACGGTTTTTCTGAATTTAAACTTTGACCTTTTCTTCTTTGCAAGAAGCATTTCAGGAATACGTTCACCAAGAAAATTCATCCGTCTTTTCAGTTCCTCAACGTTTTCAAATGCCAAACGTACATATTGACGCAAAGTCGTTCTCCAATTTATTTTCTTACGGTTTTTCTTTTCCTTTGCCTGCATCTGCTTTACTTTGGCATATCCCGAATAGGAGAGGAATTTTAATCTACGGACCTTTCTCTTTTTAAGTTTGTTTTGTCTGTTTTTGTACAGAGGATTATTCAAATCAATTTTTTTACATTCAGCAATTGTCTTGAATCCGTCCTGTGTCAGGAGTTCATCTATTCTTTCTCTCAACTCATCTTTGGTAGGAATACGCTTTTCCAAAAGAAAACCGTGCATTTTCACATCCCCATTCTTGTCAAACCAATAATCCATAACCTTTCCGCATTTCTTGGAAGGCTCTGTAACAATCTTATAACCCATTATCCTGGAAAGTTTGTCAAGCGAATATTTTACGGAATTACTGGTTATATTGGCAGCACCTATTGATTTGGCTATTTTTGAATAGGACATGAACACTGCCTTGTTATGCTTTGCAAAATTCATGCAGTAACTCCATATATTCCAGTCTTTCAGGGTTACATGAAGACTTTTGTCTGAAAGAAGATTGGTGTCAAGGATATATTGCGGACGTGGACTGTATATCAAATCCTCTTCCATGAAATCCAGGACATGAAGAATTTCCTTGTTGTTCTTGTTAAAGTAGATGTAATTGTCTGCAAGAAGTTGTTTGACCGCTTCGGTTGCGGTCCTGTCGGAAACATGAAGATTTTCCTTTAGATAATCAACTATATGTTGTTCTCCCGAAATGTATAAAACTCGATCTTTGTTTTTCTCCGCTTGCTTTACTAGCAAGTAGTGAACTTCTGTTTTTATGTATGTTATCAAATTGTTTGCCATATTTTTTATTGTTTTTCCATATCACAAAAATACAAATAAAACCATATACAACAAAAAAAAGAGAGAACTCCTTCTCTCTTTTGGTAGAAACAATTTTTATTAATATGGTAAACAATTTCTAATATCGTACAGACAATACAGAAATTCAATAAAAACAATCACTTGTTTTATCTATTGCAAAAATAATAAGTTTATTTCGTATTCCTACCATAACGCCAAAAATTAAAACACTTTTTAGCAAAACACCACTTAAATAGGAATATAACACAGCAAGTTATCGCACGCACGAAAATATCAGTTCACAATATTTATTTTTCAATAGGAGGGAATCAATCATTTATTCCTACTATCATCAAAACAACAAAGTCGCACGGGATGGCACATTCAAAACGAATGAAAATGAGTGTTGTGCCATCCCCTTCTTGTTTTACTCCACTTTTTTAAAAGTGGATAATTGTTCCTATTGAATATTTATATGAAATAGAACAATTACAGCTTATAGGATTTACTCCTATATTATGCTAACTTTTACAATTCTACGTTCTGGGGTATTGTAGGGCACATTTTCACGATTATTTTCCTATATTTGTACCAGATAGATTTCATTAAAATACATCCTATTATGAAAGTCATATTCAATTCAAAAATCGCAAAGGTCATTATTCCGTTCCACTCTGCGATACTCCTGTTCTTCTGGTTGCTGTGCAAAAAGAGTGCACAGCATTACAAGCAATCGTTCTTCGCACACGAGCATTGTCATTCCCTGCAATGGCAGGAATGTATGTACACAGGCTTCCTGATTTCATTCATAATGTTTATTCTCGGACTGGGATTCGATACCATGATATACGGTTGCGTAATATCCGTAGTGTTATCCTATATTCTATACGGGTTGAACTATATAGGAAACCTTGTTTATTTGCTCTGTAAGAAAGGATCAAGGGAGATACTGCATACTGCATACCGTATGCTGTCATTCGAGCGTGAAGCACGTTATTTTGAGTTTACGGACGGTTCATGGGAACCCGACAGGAACAACATCGCTCCGCATTTGAAAAGAAAACCTTTCGGATGGATAAAATTTATAGGGAGAAGTTTCAGAGATTGAAATTTAATCCCTATATTTGCTCCTGCACTTAAAAATTTGGGTTTTGTAACATAAGCATTTTAAACACTCTTCTTTCTGAAGAAGTTGAAGGCATTTGATACTCGGTGTGTTGTGAAACAGAACGTCAGCCATTTTTCAGTTAGTTAAACTTATTAGTTATTAGAGGATCTGGATTGATCGAGAATGGTAAGGGGCTTTCGGTAATTTCCCCCTTACCATTTCTTTTTCTCCTACATCCTGTAATCCGGCCCCTTCCCCCTTGGAAAGTATTTCATGTAAGGTTCTCCCCATACGAATATCGCCCTTTCCGTCTTGTTGAACCTTACAGGCTTTATCAGGGGTAATAGCCTGCTTCTTGCGACTTCTATCATGGCGCGTCTTTCATTGGTGTTCTCTATATTGGGGAATATGTCTATCAATACCGTATCGAAGAACCTCCCCTGTTGCGGCATGAGTTTCGTAAAGTCACCGAACAGGCTTCCCTTAATCATCCTTAAGGGTACGGCAGAATCCTCAAAATAGGGTTCCATGAGTTTGATAAGGTTACGTTCTTCCTCCAGGACGGTCACGGAAGCCACTTCCGGCTCCTTTAGGACACTTTCAAGTGCCATCCCTAACCCTAGCCCCACAATAAGTATGTTTCCCCTTGCAGCCTTCAAAAACGGCTCATATCCGTGTTCACGGAACAGGGAATCGTCCATGATGTACCTGCTTCCTCCCATAAGCCTGCAATATGTTCCCGGCTTCTTCTTGAAATCCTTGTGTGGTATATCAAGGTTGAACATGTTTATATCGGTTGACGGGAACACCCGGAAACATTCTATCGTGAAATTCTTGAAGTTGGAATAGGAGGTTTCCAGCTTCTGTCCGTACACAAGACGGAATTTGTCAGCCATCCTTCCCATAATCCTACTTCATTATATCCACGTTCATACCATATCCCACGTCAACGGACTTGTCAATGCCGTTGTTCTCTAATTCATGCCTGTTTTTCTTTTCCTTAATGGTAAGAGTGCCTTTTTCATCCGTTACGGTAATTTCGTCAAGTTCCCCATTCCGATTGAAATTTGCGGTCACTTTGTTTCTTTCCGTTATCTGCTTATTCATGTGCTTAAATTTTTGGTGAATACTGAATTTATATCATCGCAAAGGTAGACAATTTAAATTTTACTCCCACATTATTTAAATAAAATGTTATCTGTATGTTAATTTAATGTTAAAACATGAAATTATTTTTGGATAATTAAAGTAACCAATTAAATTTGCAACATGAAAGTTGAAATAAAATTTAAATAATAATGGAAACAAGAATAACAATAGCGCAAATGGATGAAGCGTTGGAGAAATTCAAGCAGAAGATATCATCCGATTTCATAGTAGGAGGAAGTCTTGCCCTCTATCATCACGGATTCGAGTGCACTCCCGGTGACATTGACATGGAGATTGAAATCGGAGAGGGTGACGGGAACATAATTGAAACGCTGTCCGTGCTCAATGAAACCTATTACGGCAACAATGATGCGAGCAGGTATCCTACAACGGAGCACCATTACAGATTCAGTTTCCACGGTGTCATATTTGACGTGTGGGCAGTAAACAGGTTCAGTTATAAAGGATACATGCTATCCATTGACGGAACACGTTATGCGGACGTGATGAGCGTCCTAAGGGCGAAACGCAAGATAGGAAGAACAAAGGACGTCAATTCCATTGCCGATTACGCATCACAGATATTATCCCTGTTAAAGGAGGATAAGCAATGAAACGTTTTCTGGCCACATTGTTCATATTGACGGTATCGTTCATACTGATGTCTATCCTGTTCATGCCGGAAGAAATTCCTGATGTTGATAAAAACATAAAAGAGAATTTTGACTATTCAAATGATAATTGTAACTTTGCCATCAAAACTTTAAACAATATTTTAAAATGAACAAGATAAAACAGCTATTGAGATGCCGGGGATTGAAGGCGAAGGATATGGCGGAAGCGTTGCAGCTTTCCGAAACAAGGATGAGCCAGATATCGAACGGTGCTTCCACAACGGAAGAAACGAAAAGACGGATATGTGAATGGATAGGGGAACCGTTATGGATAGTGTTCCCGGAAGATTACCCCGACATGGCGGGGATGGTGGAGAAAGGGAATTGTGACAAGGTATCCATCACAAGTACGGGCAACAACTCCTATTTCTTTACGGCTACGGCCAAGATAGACGGGAAGCCCGTATATCTGGAAGGTGTCGCCCATAAAGTTGAGAAGGCATGATTGACATACGTGAATTGAGAATCGGTCAGACGGTAAGGTTTGACCAGGGCTTCGGAACGATAGAGGGTCTTAGAAGCACACGGTACATGGAGTGGGATACGGGTGACAAGACAGGTACGGTGACCGTCAGGGACGTATCGGGAGTGTATTACCTGTGTGATCTGGAGGAAATATCCATCCCCTCACGGGAAGAGATAGACGGATTCCTCAAAGTGGTGGACGACATAAGGAACGGTTTTTACGAAAATGAATGACCGATATGGGAAACAGAAGAAGGATAAGACCGGGATATGTGAAAGTATGGGAGCAGAAAGCGAAAAAACGCGGAACTGCAACCCTTACAAGCGATAACAGTAAGGACAAACTATTAAAACTATTTGGTGCCTATGGGAAAGGAATAGAGAAATGAGAACGCGCGGTCCGATTCCGAATGAATCATTTTATAAACATAAAAACATAAAAAGTGATAATTATCAGGAACCGCAATATTTACGGAAACGGATTGTGTACGGGGTGTGGACCGTATGGGTGGCATCCCGTTTAAAACCTTAAAAACCGAATGATTATATGAGAACAATAAAGGAAACAACAAGGAAACTGCTTGAATTTTTCGAGATGGAAAAATTGACTGTAAAGGACATGCTAAGGGCATTGTACTTCTCCCTTTCACTCGTGAACATCGTCATAATGGGAGGAATAGGATCGTCATGGACACTCATGATCGCCCTTGCCGTATTCATACACGCCACATGGCAGTTCGTAAAGATAGGGAGGAACCTGCAAGATGAATGAGTTCGGAAAGATATGTACGGAGGTGAACACCCGTATAGTACAGGACACGGTGTGGTTCTCCTATTACAGGATAACGGACGATGATCCGTTCGGGATAGACAATTACGTCAACGAGTTTGTCGCACGCATAGGAAGGGGAAATGGAAGGAAGTTCAAGTTCCGCGTCCTCATGAACCGCAACACCCATGACAGGCTGAACGAAGCCTATTCAAGAAGGATATCCATGTTCAACCAGGGACAAGAGGAACCCGTAAGGAAGGTGGATATCAGGATAATCATGTCCATGACAGGTTCGGCAGTAACCGTAACGGAAAACATGGCACTCGAAGATAACATCATAAGAATAGAAGCAACCAAAATACAGAAGATATGAAAAAGCTGAAAACAGAAAAAGAAAGGATGTTCGCGATGGCAGACGCATTCACTGCATCCATCATGCTGGTATTGACCAAGGAATCACTCGTCTATATAGGGGATGAAAACCTGTACGTGTCGGAGGATGGAGAAGTGTCAAGACATGAGATAACGGGTGCCATGGCACTTGCAATGACAGAAGTGATGGACCAGATAGGGCTTGGCAACGGCAAGCGGCCCACAAAACTCAACGAACTCCTACACATCCTTACCGATACCGTCATAGACATGATATCCGACAGGCGCGTGGAGATGGCAAGACAGGAAATGGGCGCGCTACCCAATGACAGGGAGAAGGAAGAATCCACGGAGAACAATATCGAAATGCCCATGATATTCAACAACGACAACCAGAAACCCAACTGAAAATAAACACACAATGATAACGGTTATAATAAGAAACGACAGGTTCCGCATATTCATGACGGACAATATCAACGAACAGCCGATAGAGTTCGTATCGAACAGTAAATCAAAATATGTCATGGGATTCACCAACCATAACAAACGGGTGCGGATATGGAAGACGGGAAGAAACACACCCTACGATCAGATGGTGAATCAAATGACGGATGATAATGTCGTATTCGATGCACCCTACAACAATACCTGTATAATAGACAGGAGGGAATAAATTGCAAAAAACAGAAAGTGGTGAATGATTAGGAAAAGTGATATAGGAATAGGGAGGGGGCAACAGGATATGTTTTTTGTCCATTAATGTTTTTACCAAAACCTATGCAAAAACAGGTAACGGTGTCCGTCACGGACGGTACGTTACCATTTCCCCAAACAGCAACAGGCAACTTGTAATAATTCTCCATAATAAATGATTCTTTTTATAGTTTAGATTTGGATGCAGGATATGTCGTGATGATATGATCCTGCATTGTTTTTGTATGTATAACCGAAATAATGCCATTTCGGTTATTTTTATGAAAAACACGTCCACGCTATCATGGGAACAATGATTGTGGCAAAAAGAATAGGGTGAGCATTACACCCACCCTATGATACGGAAATCGAAAATAATAGTACCAAAATAACTACTGAAAGAAAATATGACTACCGCAAATATAGGACATCCATCCCATATATGCAACACCCGTGGTGTATATCGCCCGTTTCATTTCCCGGAAAAATTTTGGAATAGGAATGGTAAGCCAAAAGGTTTCGGCAGGAAGGAAGAGAGGACATCACCCATGGGGGTAAAATGCGGTTTTTGTTTTTCCGAAAAATTTTAAGGTCCAAAAAGGTATTTCGGGGAATATAGGGAGAGAGGGTGTTTGTTGCTAAGCACGACACCCCGACTTCCTCGTTTCATAGTGTTTTGCTTCTCCAGGCATTACACCCGCATATACCCTATTTTAAGCCCTTACACATAATGATCACCCGTTTTCCCTACTGTTACCCATCCATTGTTACATTATTCCTGTAACATCATTAAAACGGCCCGTACCTATGTGTATCACCCTATCGGGAATGTGGTTTTTGGTGTCCTGTGGTAGGGTGTGCCTTTCCCGATTATCATATAGTAAATTATTATAACAGGGTCAAAAACAGGGGTGTTTTCATTAAGTTATTGATATTCAGACGATTAAGCCAAAAAATCGTTGCATCCGCCCTTATATGTAAATCGAAGCATTGATAGTAATAATATAGGACAAATCATTGTTTTGTGATGCGTGTGTACACGCGTGTGTGCTGCATATACGAATGTATTGCAGCACGAAAGAATGTATATGTATATTAGGTACAATGTACAAAATCGAATATCAGTAACTAACTAGATTATATACACAATTAGGCGGTTTTACGCGTATATACAGACCATACCAGGAACGGCAATAACGTGGAATAATTGCCTGGTGATCGTGGAAAGGTGAGAATAGGAAAGGGGGGTAATTAGATGTTTTGGTTGCTCTCAATGAATTCCACGCTAGGCAAAAACCTATCAAAACCTATCAAAACCTATCAATTCCTATTTCAAAACCATTCAAAAAACCTATTTCAAATCATTCAAAACCGTATATCTACTACTACTATAAGCCCTATTAAATGTTGTTGGAACGTTATTCTATCATTTCCGGTTTTCCTGGTGATTTATTCTACTGATTGAATGTAATACAGTATATTATATTGTGTTTTCGCTATTATGCGGGTGAATTCCCTTGTGTTCCGTATTAGGGTGGTATGTATGGGTGTATATAGGTGTGGTTTCCCTGTGATAATGATATATACATGCGTCTTTTGTATAGTGTGATGGTGGTATTGTATGAATGTCTTTTTTATTCCTATTTTTATTTTTGGTAAGATTTTTTGTTAAAAACCGAAATAGTGTTATTTCGGTAAATTCATTCAAAATGTGCTCCACACGGTATTATAGACGTGATTTTTGCACAAAAATAACAGGTACAAGGTGTTTATGTTTGTCTATTCCTTGTACCTGTTTTCAGATAGTTTTTATAAATCATTGTTACGGCTTTTATTGGGGGGGGGTAATTAAAAGCCGTATTATAATTATATTGTTTTTTTTGATTGATTAATAGGTGAGTTCCGCCAATACACCAACATTATATACGGGTAACTGTTTTGCGTACCTGGTACGACCGTCTAGGGGTGTTTCCGTGATGGTTAGCTCTAGTAATTCGTGTATCGGTGTATTCCAGATAGATTTTTCTAGGGCTTCTATTTCCTTGTACTTTTCCGATCCTATTTGTATTCCGTTCGGACCGTGATAAAATTGTTTAAAAAACGGGTGATTCCTGTGCATGCATATAAAATGGTAGCCTATATGCTTATATGCTATATCCTTGACTGTTTTTGAAGCCGATTTACAAATATATTGGCTACCTGTTTTGCTGTTTTTTACTGTTACTAGTATCATAATGTTTTTTTGTTTTAATATTAAACTATTTCGATATGTTTTTATTTTTGCGTCAATATATCTATTACCCTATCAATTTCCCGTTTTGCTTCTTTAATGGTCTTATGTGCATACTTTATATTTTTTGGAAATGTAGGGATATTAGGAAAATTAATTAGATACATTTTCGTTTTATAACCGCAAAAGCAATAATGTATTATATATCCTTTATAAATCATATCTTTTTGTTTTTATGGGTAATATATCGGTATTGATTGATATCTTTCAATAGAGGGCTTTATTTTGCCCTCTATTGGTGTTTCTGAATGGAGTATTGCACACATTCAAGTATATATTTAGCATGCTCCCGGGCGGCTTTCTGTTTTTCCTGTCTAGTGGGTGTTATCCCGTCGTACTTGTATAACAGTTTGGCGGCCTCTCTGATTATAGTTTTCATTGTGCTGCAATTGGCAAGGTATTCCACTTGTGGTTGTATGCCCTTGTTTATTTTTTTGATTATACAGTTTTGCAGCCGTGATGTAATATCGTATATTTCCCGCGTATTGCGAATATACATTGCAAATAAATTGGGTATGTCGTTTCTTCTTTCCATAATGTTACGTTTTTAATTGTTATTGTTTTGTTTCTGTTTTTCGATATAGTCGGTTATCTGTATGGATAGATACAAGCAACCTAATAATATTAATGTTTCAATCATAGCATGTATTTTTTTAATTGTTCGTTAATCGTTTTTTCAATCACATTGCAAAGGTAAGGATAAAAACCGAAATAACAACTATTTCGGGAAATTATTTTTGTTAATAAATGTTTAATGATAGGTAAAACGTTGAAATTGAGTGAGTTATTTACGTTTAATTTTTTGCGTCCAAATACGTTTTCTTCCTCCTAATGTGGCAGTTTTCACCCAAATATTATATAATTTACATTTAGGGTATAATTTACTGTCATTAAGTAACATTAAGTCGTTATTGCTTAATTCTTTCCACCCCCTAGATATAGGGGTATAACCTGTTAACTTAATACTTTCGGGGGAATTCTCTGATATGGTAAGCGTTTCAACTTCTATTGGGAAATTGTAATCTTTCATTCTGTTTAATGTATTGGAGCGTTTAGTCGCTCGTCTTAATATTACATTGATATTTTTTGCTTTCATTATTGTATGATTTTTTAAATGTTATTTAAATATGATTTTGGAAGTAATGGAAAAACATTCAAAACTTCTTTAAAACTTATTTTTCCAAATTTTTCAATATATACGGAAAAATAACGTTCTTTCTGCCCACAAATATTTATGCAACTAGGTACGTTTTTTCGTTTTAACGTATTATAGTCATTTGCGTGCTTTCTTACGAACTTAATCAATTCGGGCGTGTCTCTGTATAGTTTGATTATGTTTTGTGTCCTGGTACCGTTATAATACGCTCGTTTAACCTGTTTTTCGGGTAACTTGTGCCCGTCATAGCTTTTCCAAAATTTGATATTTTCCTTAATAATATTCAATGTATCGATACTTCTACTAGCTTTAAACGTTCCTATCTTAATACTTTCGTTTTCAAGGATAGGATATAATTCTTTTTCTACATTCTGTTTTTTCATAATGCTAAATATTTTCAGTGTAAACATAATTTCCTGTATTCACTTCTACAACTGACACGGTACCGCCTTTGTAGTCGCCAAAATAGGTTGTATCGTCGTTCCTGTTTGCTTCAATCCATTGCATACAATATTCGTAAGTACCGTTTATGCGCTTGCAATTGCTTGCCGTGTCATCATTAAAAACCACGTCGTAAACTTGTTCGCAATTGGTTTCGGTTTTTTGTTTACAATCATCTATCACTACCACGGCTTTCTGTGATATTCTCTTTGTTTCCATAATTGTAAGTGTTTTTAAATTGTTAATTTTCAATTGTCCATTGTATAGCATGTTGTGCGGCCTGTAAAGTAGGATATATAATACACTCGTATTCTGGTGTTTTCAACATACAAAAACCGTACTTTTTAAAACTTTCCTTAACGGGCTTTTCTAAAAATTTGGGCAAATTTTCCTTATTTGCTTCGTAGCTTGTAATTTGTCCACCAATCGTTTCTACTGTATAAACTATCATATTATTTTCCATTTTAAATTGTTCGTTAATCGTTTTTTCTCTCTCTTAATCACATTGCAAAGGTGAGGATAAAAACCGAAATAACAACTATTTCGGGAAATTATTTTTGTTAATAAATGTTTAATGATAGGTAAAACGTTGAAATTGAGTGAGTTATGAACTATCAAAAATTTCGGTTTTTGATACGGTATATATTGTGTACATGTATATTACACCTTATTATATATATAGGGCGTTTGTGATAGAGGTCCTAGTCCTGGTCCTAGACGATTGATAGTAAAAAAGTCGGACACATGAGGTGCCCGACTGGTGCACCCCCAGGGGGGCACGAGAGGGTGTTGCACAAATTTTCGATAGGAGAGGGGAATCTGCTATTCCTGGCCTCCCGTTTGGTTCAACCCCGCCTCCGCCATAATGATTTCCTTGACTTCGGTTTTCTTGATTGCCTTACAGGTGCACTCCTTCCCTACCCCGATAATCTCCTTGGCAGATTCAATCGCCTTTTCGGATGCAAGAGATGAATCGGAAGCGAAGCACAGGACCTTGTGTGTCCGCGATTTCATTTTGCCCTTCACCTCTTCCATATATTCACAGGTGCACAGGTACCATGCCCCGTCAGCTTCTCCCCCACCCTTTTCGGATTTGGGAAGATATGTGTTTATTTTCATCTCACGTATCGGGAACACCCAGAACTCACCTGTATCACTTGACACATCTTCTTCTTTCTCTATCACGGAAGTATGTTTCATCGCAAGCGTTTCAGCTTCCGTATAGTTTGCAGGGTCCATTACAAGGACGGTCTTTGATGTCTTTACCGATTCACCATCCACATTGTTCACGTAATAGTTGATTTTACATTCTAAATTCATTTTCCTCAAATTTTTATGGTTAATAATTTATTTCACTTCCTCAAATACTTTATCAGTATATTTTGTTTCACTTCCTCATTCATCATTCACATCATCATCTTTTCCCCAACTTCCTCATCAACTTCCTCAAACACTTCCTCAACCGTTTCCTCAACCGTTTCCTCATTACTTCCTCAATAGGAACGGAAACACTTCCTTAATGTCACGGGAGATAAACATCAAGGTCATTTATGCCCGTTTTCCTCATCACCCTAGTAAGACCCTGCCACGATATAAAAAGTGCCGTATCAAACAGGAAATTGGGCATTTTCATCCACAAAGATTTCGTGGTTATTTCCTCAATGTCCACCCTCATTCCATAAAACAGACCGATAGGACGTATCAGAACGCTTTCCTTGCTTGTAAAAACCTCACTTATCTTTCCTAGTGCCACGGAAGATATGTTCTTTCCCGGTATCAGGACAATAATGTCCTCACGTGGCATTTCAAGCATTTCCTCTATCTTTTCCGTTTCATCCTCAAAGAAGATATTGTTGTCACGACAAAGTTCAAGAGTGTACAGGACACTGTTGTTCTTCATGTGATCTATGAAAGCGTTACCCTTTTTATAGGAAAAATTCTTGTATATCATGGCCGTTATTCACTAAATATAATTTCTGCCGGGCGAATCCACAGTTTGTATGTGGGATATTTCTTTTCCACATCATCTTCATTGTACACCTTTACGAACTTCACATCATCCTTAAGATGCTCGTATTTGTCCATCATGGTATCGAAATTCTTCTCAAATTCTTCCGGTGTGGAAGCCATATCCCCGAATGTTATCAATGCAGGCAAAACCTCATTAAACATTTCCAGTCCGTTTGCTCCTGTTGTTCTCATTATGTTATCAAAATTTTAAATTAAACGATAAATCCGTGAATATGACAGGACAAATGAATCCCCGTCCAAAAAATATAATTAAAAGTATAACGGGTTAATATTGTAAATAATAACAGGGTATCCGATTCCCATATCATATATCACGGATTCAAAGATAAATGTTTTGGTTTATGTCCGAACGATTCTATAACCTTTTTCGGACAGGAATTTTTTGATTACTAGCGTGTTCACCACCTCCTTTCCATTATGATTGAAACTTCCGGGCAACGAATTTCTTATAGACCATAACCTGAAAATTTTTGTGTGTATGAACCCTCCTATAAAATCATCAAGTTCATACACAGACTTGAAACACTTTTCATTGCCCTGCGGATTAATCAGTTTATACATATATCTCTAGTTTATAGATTTTTGAAATAAAAACCCATTCCATTTGCCGAATAAGCCTTCGTAACGCTGTCAAAAATACGCTTGTCTATATTCCCATCCATTGCATCATACCATTGGAAACAACAGTCATTATCGGTAATAGGGTATATTTTCGGTCCTTTTGCAGTGTCTATGTCATTAGGATTGTCATATCTCATAAAATCAAATATGGTACTTTTTATTGCGAAACGGAACATGGATTTATTCGGTGATTCAATAAACGAAATTCCTTCACGTTCACATACATATCTTATGACCGCTCTTATATTTTCAACCCATGATATAGGTTTGTCGGTGGCAATCCATATAGGATTATCCTGCTTTTTAAAGTTGTACCGGTCAAGTTCCGCAATGCCTATCAACTGGAAGGCAAACAGGGTGGAATATCCGGCTCTTCTTCCAAAATACACCGCATCATCATTTTCCCCGTCAAGACCGTTAAGGAAAATGCTGTGAAGTCTGTCTATGTCAAATTTCCCATTTGTAATATTATAACTTCTCATAATAGGGTAATTCTACGATTGTTTAAATTTGATTTTAATTTTGTGGTGCAAATATAGATATTATTTAAATTTTCACCAAATAAAATAGCAAATAATTTAAATAAAATGGAGCACTCCATTACGAAGCACCCCATTTCAACTAAAAAACAAAAATAAGATATGGTAAAGTTATTTGATGGAGATATAGATATCGTCTTTTGCAGCAAGCAATCTTTTCATAAGGTTATGAAAGGTAGTTGTACTGTTCATAACCCTTCCTACAATAGAATTGATTCCAGGGCCGATACATCCAGAACTTTCCTGTGCAGTGTTCAAAGGATGTATAAGAACACCCTCAAAGCCCGGTACGCCAATCAAACGTGGCAGCTTACCATCGTATGGTTTTGCCCATGATCTTTCCTTAAATCGCAAGGAAACGGTATTCATGTCCACTTTATATCTTCCAGTAGGAATTGCAGTTTGTCCGTACACCTTTATTTCTTTAATTTTATGTTCGGGCATCTCCTGGGAAAGACCTCTATCCCTGTCCTCTATTGTGTCGCAAAAGTCCTTCCCGTCAATGGAGAGTTTTCCTATTGTATAGGTTTCCTTTCTTGCTATTCGTCTAAGTTCAAGTTCCATGATTCGCTGTTTAAAATTTCACTTAACTCATTGCTGTCGTAAAGATAGGAAGAAATCTCTTCATCTCCCAATACGGGTGCGACAAAATCCTCGTGTAACAGGATCATTGTTCCATCAACACTTCTTCTTGCGTGGATGGGCGGAACAATTCCATGTTCCATACACCATTCTATTGTTACTATAACGTATCTCATTTTGTTATCAAATTTTCAAGTACATAATCAATCAAATCTTGCTCGGTGAATCCGTCATTCTGTTTGGTGGGAACGGAATCGAAACCGATGGAGTTGTAGAAAGCTGAACTAATCCATCCGCTATTATGATCAGTATTGCTAAAGAATATAGGAGTTTTAGTTTTATCACCTGTCACATCATTGTTTACTATGGTGATTATTTGCTTTTTGTTTAACAAAGCGGGAACTATTGTAGATTCATTCAGTGTTCCATCAATATAGGTCTTGCCGTTTGAGTTCCTACTATTATAAGCAATACTACCTTTGTCATTGAATACGGCAAACAGCCAAGGTTCAGTAGTATTCAGTCTTTGGTCATAGATAAACTTTCCATCAATGAACGGATTGATAGTTACAAACAACACCTTAACGCCATGCTGTAAGTTCTGTATTTGCCCATAATCATCTACCCCATCAGTTACTAGGGCGTTGGGATATTTAGGCAGGAACTCTATTGTTACGTCCATATCTCCTATATCCCCTGTAACTCCTATGGCGTTATACAATGAAGTGGTTCCTTCGGGATAGGTTAATGTCACTTCATGTTCTCCGTTGTCAAAGGTATAAAATCCGCCATTTCTGTTTACCAAACTAACTTGTCTGCCATCAGAAAGACCTGTAATCTTAAACTTATGCGTTGGGTTAGAGTTTGCCGGAACTATGTTTACCATGTCATCCGTAGTGGATAGTTTTTTAGTAATATGAATAATTCTGTTATCCGTAACAGTAACATTTGCTTTATCGGGTAGAATATTGGTGCTAGAAATGTCATACCCTCCCACACCGCTCATTGCAGCGAACAGGAAATTATTCAGTTTCAGCGGTCTGTTGTTTCCACTATGGTCTTGCAAGTATGGATTGGCTTTTAGTATCTCGTTTGTGGGAACGGATTGTTTTGTAGGTATTTCTTCTACCACAATATTACAATCCACATCATTCACATTATCACCTGCCAAATAAAATCCGGGATAAGATGTGTTTGTTGTGCTACTGTTCCTGTATTCAGGTATGTCATATTGTCCATCAGACGTTATCTGAATATCATCATATCCAAGCCTTCCTTTAATAGTGAAACCTGTTGGCAATCCTGTTACACGTATTTTATAAGATTCTACATATTGTAACGGTTTTACAATTATTTGCCAAAATGCAATATTATTGTTATTTGTAGGTGTATGGGTTATTATACACTTATTTATAGTCTTATCATAAGTTATCTTTCCTCCTAGGTTCACAAAAGGATTTGCATAAGTAACGCTGGGAACATAAACATCCACAGGCTTTGACATATCATACCAGAACACCATGTGTTCTTTCACCCATTTCGCATAATCAGGCGGAAGCGGTCCACCGCTTCCTGCCCTTCGTCTGAAAATAGTTCCGATTCCAATCATAGAATACGCTCCCGGAATGATATAAAACGATTTCTTTCTTGCTGCCATCTTATCTTATACCCCCCTATTTAATAACCGATATTGAATTGGGCAGTCGTTCCGTCCTTGAAAACCTTGTCAACGAGATAGGGGATCGGATATCCCATGGAAGCGTTCACTTCTGCTTCCGATATGGTGTAGGTGTCCTCCAAAGCGGATTCACCGACAAAATGAACTTTGATTGTTCCTGCTGTAAGGGGTATGATCAGGAATGTACCCCCCCCTATTGAAAAGTCCTCCTGCAATGTTCCTATTGCCTTTGCACGGGCTATATTTACAATACTCGTATGTCCCTTATCGTTAGATAATGCAACTCTATTTGGATATATAATTTATTGATTTTTTAAATTCTATCTGCATCAAAAATAGGAAAATCCTGTCAATTTCACAACTGGCAGGATTCAGAATGAATGGAAAATCAATTTATGAACACACAATCAGTCCTCAATAGAGGATTGCCGTTCTTTTAGTGCCTTTATTCTTTCGAGAAGTTTCTCCCTGTTTCTTTCAGCCACAGACTGTTCCTCAAAATCGGTATATTCGTATTCGGGCTTACTTTTCATTTCAGACAGGAACGCCTTGTTTTTCTCCCTCAAATCATCCCAATTTGCAGACTTGATAAGTTCCCCAGGCAATATCACATCATTTGAATCAAGGATATTGCTTCCAAATCCGTTGAAGTCCTTGTAATAGGAGGAAGAAAGCTGTGACATCAGTATCACAGGGTTCATCCCCTGTTTTGCGGCCACCATACCCACGACAAGGGAATTAATAGGGATATCACGCATGATACGGGATATATTTTCCTTACCATGAAGCGTGGCATTGATGTCGATACGTCCGTCAACGGTAAGTTTGAGTTCATTTCCTTTCACTTCCTTGCGTGCTTGTTCAAGGATGGCCCGAATCTCCCTTGACATTGCCACGGCATCCTTATCCTTGTTCAACTCAATGAAGTTATCGTACTTTATCTTGAAATCGGTAAGCATGTCATTGAGCATTTCAAGTCTGCCAGCTTCGGTAGCAACCTTGTAATTCTTGGATTCAATAGTGTATTTGGTTCTACGTTGCTCTATAAGGTGCCTGTTCTTGTTATAGAATGTTTTCAGTTCACCTTCCGACATGATATATCCATGACGTTTACGGCATACCTTCTGTACGTCCGTAATGGAATTGTAAGAGCCGAACAGGTCCAGGAGCAATGGGGCAAGAGAGGAATCCTTTGCCCCCTTCTTGCTGTTGCTTAAGTCGAAAGCGGCACAATATGTTTTATATGCTTCGTTGCATCGTATCGTAAGGGGCGTAATAATTTCCTTCTTTATCTCCAGCGCATCATCTATATCCTCCTTGGAACAACCCTTGTTGGCAAGAAGTCCTTTCACGTTGGGGGATTTCAAGTCCACACGGACATTTGTCCCTTGATCATTCGTACAGATGAAATACCTGTCAGGACAGTTGTCAAGATTCTGTCTTGCCATTTCATAATCCAGGTATTTCATTTGCAGATAGGGTTCTGCAAGCTGCACAAAATCGGGTGCATCCCTTAGCAAATCCTTACGCTCCTTATCAGTCATAATTACATTCCTTTCTTGGCTTCTTCCACAAGTTCGCGTACTTCCGTATTGAATATGTCACCATATACCTTTGCAAGATGTGTGGCGGTTTTCATACATTTTTCAGCAATACTTGTCGTTGTATCTCCCGACTTGTCGTTCTTCTCCGCTTCCTCTATTTCGTCAAGATGCTTGGATACTAGCATTGAATAGAGAGGGAAAAGTTTTTGATCGTGCATCAACACCTGCTGGTTTACTGCCGCCAGCTTGATGCCGCTTCCCAGTCCGTCACGGAATCCGGCTTCCGCATCGAATGATACAGTGCCACCTTTGGACTGTTTCCATTTCTGAATGATTTCGTTGAAGAACTTTTCTTCGGGATTCTGTTGCTGTTGCTGACCGCCATTCTGCTGCATGGCTGCCTGTGGATTAAATTCCTGTTGCATGTTGTTCAAATTTTTATTGGTTAATAATTCGTTGCGTTATATTGTCACAAAGGTAGCTTTTCCATTTCATATATACAACAATGGGAGATTGAAAACCAATCCCCCATCATCGTCTATAAAACGGAGGACTTTCACCTCACGTCACCCTTCAATGACGGCATTGTGATTAAACTAGAATTTATGTTGATGTTAAGATAAAGATTATCAAAGTAAAAGAAGTACATGTTTCACAACATCCCTTCTATTGAACGTAACATTACTAAAACATTCGATTTGCAAATGTTTATGTTCGTTTCTATATGTCACATACCATAAACGAACGCACTAAACGAACAATTATTATTAAACTCATTTATGAAATAACAATAAACAAATTTGAAATGTATATTATTCCTCTCTTGGAACGCTGCAAAGATAGGGAGTTATTTTAAATCCACAAAGAAAAACTACGAAAATTTTTATAAAAAGTTTTTTAGTATTATACAAATAGATGGACCACAAGCATTTACCTGTGATCCATCATCCGACTTTTATTATAATCAGCTACTGTTCCTACATTAAGGACAACCGTTAACTAACTCTCTGTCCGAATGCTTCTACCCATTCGGACAGTGCAAATATATGGATTGTGTTTGGATTATACAAATATTGAAATACAAATTCCATCCTCATTTCCTACAAGAATAGAGTGATCGTCAAGTTCCTTGGCTGCAAAGTCATACATTTGCATATCTGAATGATGGGTTATTGATTTCACTCTCAAATGATTGCTTTCCCCATCGCCTGGAATACCCCATGTTTCAATACATTCCCCCTCACAAACAAAGGCAGGGCAGTAGGTGTCCATGTGTTCCAGCCGTAACGGCTGATCTTCCGTACAGATAAAATGGAATCCATTGTCAAATTCCATATCAATGATTTCAGAACTCGCATAAGTAGGGAAAGCCGAACCCTCTATTGTGACAAGTTCACCGTTTCTGTCAAGTGCATATACCTGTACATAGTCCTTTGTGTCAAGTTCCTCTACGGGAACCATTTTCATATTACCGTCTATTAATGTAGCGATAAGTGTACCTTTGGCAAAACATTGTTTATTCATAACCTCTTTTTATTTACTTGGAAAAATCAGACAAATAGGAAGGGAATCCATGCTACCCTGCACTTTCAATGCAAGATGCGTAAGGGGATTATGTGGTGCCTTTCTCCTTACTTCTTTCATGATGGATGCAAATTTATCCTTGTCCATCATCAGTTTCATGGGCTGTGGAACGTATTCACTGTTTTCTTCCATTTTCATTCTTTCCGCTTGAAGATGGAGTGACAGTATTTCCCCGTCCGGCATTATCTCTTCAAGTTCCTTGATATCATTGGCACATACCACGCTTGTACCGATTTTCCCCTCTTTCGTGAATATGGGGATGTAAAGTTTCGTCTTTTTCATGCTGGTTTTCTTATGAATTTACTACTGAATACTTTTGCTTTCTCAATATTCCATTCTTTCCTATGGCAATAATCCATAATCTCATTCTCTATCACCTTCTCTTGTCCTGGCTGTTCCATAAATGCACTTACCTTTATGGAAGTCCTTCCGAATCTGACAGCTATTATGTTATCCGACAGAAGTTCTTCCATTATCCTTTTCATGGATGGTTTGGCAGGAAATCCGAAATAGAGGATGAACTGATATTCAAACAGATTATGCGCCATAAGGATTGACTATTTTATCAAACAATTCTATTGCTTCGTTCTTAATGAACTCTACATCATTGTCTGCATCACATTCGATAGATTCATTGCCTTGCAGGAAAACATTCCATTCCTTAATGGTAATAAACCACTTGAACCAAAGGAACTTTCTCTGAACCTGTACCTTTGTAATGCACGCATATTCACGTCCTGCAATGTAGTCAAAATAAATATGTTCCTCAAATGTGGCACGGAACCGTTTGCCGCCACATTCGCCTTCTTTTAATACAATCATAAATCCCTAATTCTTTCGTTATCATTAAATTTCTTATAATTGGCAAGTCCGTCCGCTATATTGTTCCCCACTGCATCATCACTTACCTCATCCTTTTGGTGTGAACCTCCCTTAAGCCACATTATCCCTACTTTTGCAAGCGGATGGTTTCGTAACTGCAACAGGATTTCATTCCACAAATCGGAATTGCTGTAATCCGTTGTAATATTCTTTCCATCATTAAGACATCGTGATATATGATGATTCATGAACTTTACTACAAATTCAGAATCGCATACTATCCTGGCCTTGATAGGATTACCCTTTGGAAGCAACTCCAAAGCGTTTACAATTGCCCTCATTTCCATTCTTGGAGTTGTGGTGTTACAATACCCTTCCCGAAAAAAAATCTCTTCTCCTGTGGTCTTATTTACCATGTAGACACCACATCCGCCAAGACGGCTCTTTGAATTGCATGAACCGTCCGTGTAAATATCCCATACATACCTTTCAATCATCCGATCTCCTCCTTATCCTGTCAATTATACACTGATTGAAGTCCTTGAACTCCGTACCCTCAAAACTTCCTTTGTTGATAGAATCGGCCACCATAGCTTTCTTCTGCAACATATCCCATTGCATCTTGTCAATGGTTTCGGAACACATTAGATGCAATACGGTGATATTGTTTTTCTGCCCGGATCGTTCAAGACGTGATTTTGCCTGTTCCATCATATCGGGGGTATCGGGATATTCAATGAAAGCCATTGTATCACATACTTTCTGCAATCCGTCAACACCTGTTCCGATTGTCTGTATATTGGCAAACAGGAACTGTTTGTCACCGAACTCTTCTATTTTCTTCTGTTTGGTTTGCAGATTATCATCACCTGTTATGATTACAGAGGATTTCATAAATTCCACCCACAACCTTTTCAAAGGTTCTTTTCGTATTCCAAACACAAGCATCTTGGAATCTGCATTCGCTTCCGCCCATTCCTGCAAGAACTTTACAATAAAATCCATTTTCCCGTTTAGGGAGATTTCTTTCAGCACGGACAGAAGAACAAGACTTTGTGCTCCCATGGCACTTTCGGCCCTTTCACTGTCTATTCCCGACAGATAGGATATAAGGTCATTTTCAGCCTTCCTATATTCCCTCATGTTCTTGAAGTCACATTCAACGTATGTGTCCGTAATAGGAGGAAGGTCTTTCAATATATCCCGTTTTTCCTTGGATATGTAACAGTAATGGGAAAGGACCTTGTTAAGTTCCTCCGTATTACTGTGACCGTCTATGTTCTGTCCGAAAAAGGTCATTTTACGGTTACAGTACCTGTCATAATAGAACTGCAAATCGGGAAACAAATCGGTGAACCGTCCTAATATCTTAAGGATTGATATAAGTTCCTTTGGACGTGATTGCACCATTGTTCCCGACAACCCCTGTGCGACGGGAATCTTTGAAACAATCTTTTTCACGGCCTTGGAGCGCATCGCATCACCCGACTTACAGAAGTGTATCTCGTCAATGATTGCCAGTTGGAATTTCTTTTTCTTGAACTCCTTGTCAAACCGTAACTGAATACCTTTCTTCTTGGCTTTCTCGCCCCTTGCATAGAGATATTCATAGTTTATCACTATCACATCGGCAGAAAAATCATGTTCCTTATCTGTGGCATCAATGATTGATACGGTACGATTGGGATTTATCTCGTTCCATTCACGTTTCCATCCCGCCTTGACGGTGGACGGACATATCACAAGTACAGGAAACTCCCCGCATATCTCGGCATAATAGATTTCGGTAAGTGTCTTGCCGCATCCGCATCCAAGGCCGCAGATACTGTTTCCGTGGTTTATCTGATAGGTGATGGCTTCCACCTGATACGGACGCGGATTCTTGTTCAATCCCATTGTCCGTGACATCATTCCTACTTCTTCCTCCGTATATTCATCCCTGTGCGGACGAAGTTCTATGTCGGATGGAGGTGTGAATCTGCCCTCTACAAGACCTTCTTTCTGAATGAACTGTTTTATTCTCTGTATGTTGGTTATCGTAGCTTCCACATACCATTCCTTGTTGGCGTTGTTCAGCTTACATTTAAGCACGTCACTAAGATAGAAGGTCATTTGTGTGGTATAGGGAAGTCCGAAATGATACCAATTGCCCTCCCTATAAAAATACTTGTCAGGTTTCATTTTTCAATTCAAACTTTATCGAACCAAGCCGTATCTTTCTCCCAGTAGAGAAGCCAGTCTTTCCATCTGTGACCGTCTTTCCCTACCTTTCCGTTACAGAAGTTTCCGCACGAACGCTTTACCATACCAAGACATTTCTCACAATCGACACAGGCATCGAATCTTAGGAATTTCTTGGTATGGATATTAATGGCTATTACTGATTTTATCCTGTTTCTCATACCAATATATTTTCCTTCTCTGATACATTTCCTTCTTGTCTTTGCAAGACTTTTCCTGTTTATGGCCCTCTGGGCATCCGTCACCCTTCTGCCTTTTGCAGCCTGGTTCCCTTTAATAAACTTCTTTGTTATAGCATCTCTGTCAAAGCGTGGGATATCTACCCACAATTCATCCCTTATCGGCATAAATCATTTCCATAAATTCTTCTTTCGACATAATACGTGTTCCGTATTTTCTCGCCCGTTGCGCTTTGGACGAATTTGAATCCCTTTCTAACGTGACAAGCAAGTCTGTTGTTTTTGTGAGCGAAGAAACTTCTTCCCATCCTCTTTTGTACGCTTCTTCCGAAAGTTCCTTGTCACGGAAGCCGGACATCACAAAAGTAGGCATATTTGACTTTTCCTTCATGTATATCCCCACGTTCCACAACAGAAAATCATCACGGTGATAGAACTCCACAACCCCTTTTCTGAATGCCACCGCAATTTCATTGCCGACACCCTTTATCTGTACCAATGAACTTTCCACCATATCAGGTTCTCTTAGGCACTTTTCATAGAGATTATCCATATCATCCGTAGTCTTTATTCCCATCGCATCAATGATATTCTGGCACGTTTTCTCTCCTATCTGTCCATGATAACAGTTGAGGGCCGTTGTAAGTTGCGACCATGATTGCGAATTATCCAGGATGTTGTTGAACTGTTTTCTAAGGGATAATATTGTTTCGTTTCCTATTCCGTTAATCTTCATCATCCTGTCCGCAGACGCTTCCACGATATCGGAAACGGATTTCAATCCATAATCAAAGAACTTCTTTATGGTAGGTCTGCCAAAATCCTCTACTTTCATTATAGAGAAGAAATAGACGATTTCAGAGAGTGCCTTTCCGTCACATTCGGGATTGGAACAACGAAGTGTTATGCCTTTTGAATCCCATACGGTCTTTTCGCTGCATATAGGGCATACACTGGGGATAGGGTCTGTTCCCGAATTGAAATGTAATGTTTGCAAGTGTTTGGGAATAACATCTCCCGAACGGCATATCACAACTTCCGCACCTTGACAGCAATGGTTTTCCTTCACATACCTTGCATTGTAGAGGGTACATCTTTCAACGGTTGCACCGCATAAGTCAACAGGCTCTATCAGTCCGACAGGACACAAAACACCGTCTTTTGACACTTCCCATTCTATATCATGGAGAATCGTTTCTTCGCGTTCTGACCATTGAGGATCTTTGTATGCAATCGCATATCGTGGATTTCCATTAGGAAGCCTGCCAAGATTCTGTCTTGTTGTGGAACGGTTGACTTCTATGACAATACCGTCACATTTGAATTGCGGTGCAAGTGTCCTGTATAGATGATCGAAGTATTTGGAAAGTTCCTCTGCATCGGATTTGAGAATATCTACCGTATTTACCGTAACATAGGAGGTCTTTATTCCATCGAATATGCTTTCATTTATATAGTCAAGCTGACTTTCCTTGCTCCACTCTTCCCTGTCTGTTCCATAACGGATATACTTCACATCTCCTAGGAACACCGAAAGTTCTTCCGCATTCAAGATACCTCCTACTGCATTCCGGGCAGCTTTGTAGTTTGTTCCAGGCTTTATTTCACGTAAGAAGTTTTCCTGCTCGAATATGGCTTCACCGAATGTATAGGTAACTTCATCACATTCATCATCACCCTCATATATATCCCACGCACTGTTTCCCATCATCTCAAAATGACCTGTACAGTTCTGCCCATAGGTTCCGTCACCCCGTGTCCATGCCTTGCCTTCTTTTTCATTTACACAAAGAGATATACCGTCATATTTCGCTGTAATGACAAGTACATCATCATCTTTAAGGCCGCATGACATTATCCATTTTACAACTTCCTGTGGCGTTTTCACTTTTTCCAATGAAAACATGGGGATAGGAAGTTTCTCCTTTCTTGTTGCCGGAACTTTATCCTGTATCCCCTTTGAAAACCATGGATTGCCAGGATTCATCTGCCTTAATTGCCCCACAAGATTGTCAAATGTATCATCGCTTACCTGTGGATCTCCCTCCCTATAACTATCGTTAAGGGAGCGGATTTTCATTTCAAGTTCCTTTTCTGTCATGGCTGTGACGGATATCTGTAATCGTAACTTGTCTTTTCCACCTTTATCCACTTGATAAGATTGTTGAACTGAATCGTTTCCACATCCAACGTCAGTTCAATGCGCAGGAACTCCATGGAATTCATCCATGTTCCGCTCTGAATAAGTGAAGTCACGTTCTTCACGTCCTGCAATTCATTGATAGGGAAATCCCGTCTTTCATAATTGAACACTCCTTTCTCGATACTGAACACACAAGGTTGATCGGGAAAGAAAACAAGAAGCAGTGGTTTGCCTATATGCTTCACCGCTTCTTTCACATTGTGATAGTTGATTTCGTACATTTTTAATTCAAAATTATAGGTTATCGGATGCAAAGATAACCGTTTTCTGTTTATTCATGCCCTAATCACCTCACTTTTTATAAAAATGTTTTTATGTTTTATAACATAAAAATAGGGAGTTAGTTGCCCAACTCCCTTAAAACCAGTCATTAACGGTATCTGTAATTCATCGTATCTTTTATGATTGCTTTTTTTACCGCTTCTTTCCTTGCTGCACCCTCTTCTCTCTTGTAGGCTTCCTTGTACCTTTTATGAAGAACCTGCTTTTTCCCTGCATCATCAAGTGAAGAGAATGGAGATCCACTGAATCCCTCACCCGGAGCAAGCGATATGTCGGGTACTTCCTCCAATCTATCTTCATAGGAAACAGGTTTACGACAATGAGAGCAATCCGGCTGGTCCAACCATTTCTTTTCACCTGTGGAACTGTATCCCCATCGTGTTGAACCTGCATAATGTTCTTTCTTGTATTCAGGACAATCAGGATTGTCACACCAATACACCGTTTTCTCAACCTTAGCCATGACTACCTCCTATATCTTCCAAAAAGTCAACCTTATGCACTCTCTCAACTGTATAATAGTCTACAATCGTTTCCTTTTTGTCTTTCCATTTGATACCCACAACTTTCATCACGTTCACCACAACAGCGTTTCTTCCAAGGACAGCGATATAATCATCTATTTCATAGTCACTTCCGTCTTGAACTATCAGATCATATCCGGCTTCTTTCATTACCTCCTTGAATGATTCGGGTGTCAGCCCTCTCTCGTAATTGTAAACCATGCTTCCACGAAGATTGTCGAAGTTGGTATAGATTTTTTGCAGTTTCTTCATATTATGTAAAAGTTTATCCTATCTTACGCTTGGCGTACAGGGCCATACACAATGAATCAGCCTTGTTATCATCATCATTCTTACATTTTCCTGTGCGTCTTAGGTCAATTCCGGGAAACACACGTTTGCACGCCATGATAGAGCATCTTTTGGTGTCAAGGAGTTTTGTTTTTCCTGTACTGGAGGTTTTATAGACGTGTATTCCTTGGAATATGTCTTTCTGCCATTTCTTGGCCTGTACCTTTGTATAGGGTAGTCCAAGAGCGGCAACAACGGCTTCCGTAGCCATTGCAAGTCCTCCCAATTTGAATGTAGAAGATGCGGACGCTCCAAAGAGTGCATGCAAATCCTCCATTACCACATGACAATTCCCTTCATATTTGGCAAGACGCATAAGTTTGTTTACCAATTCGGTACATTCGCAATTACTCGGATTGTCGAACAACCAAAATTGTTCAAGTATATCCTCATCCTCATCTATTACCGACACAAACCCTTTTGAACCGATGTCTATGCCTATGAATTTCTTTACTTCCTTTGCCATTATCATTCAAATTTTACATTAGCAATTCCATTATCCTTCGTAACCACGATACTCCGTATATTGTCACGAACACGACTTATCTGTGTGGTAATCAGACAGGGCTGTTTCAGGAACTCCAACGAACGGATAATATTCTCTATTCCCATCGGATCGGAAGCATCCAGCACTTCATCCACATATAGAAAGTGAAGTCCTCCCCACGGATTGGTAGTATTAATCATGGATTGTACCGCAAGAATCATGGCTATTTCCGCTCTTGCACGCTCTCCACCCGAATAATACCAATATGTTTCCATCTCATCACGGAAAATATAGGGCGTCAGTTCCTCTTTCATCTTCCCTTTGGAATCAAGTTTGAACGCTTCTATTATGATTCTCAAATCAGAATCCATGGCATCCAATGTATCGTTCGCTTCCGCCTGAATATTTTTTATCTGCTCCACAGCAAGATACATCTTGAACTCCTTGAAACGCGCATACCATCTTTCGGTATTTTCACGTTCAACATTCAATGCAAATATATCATTTTTAATTTTTTCAATCAGTCTTTCCTCTTGGTTTATATTCTCAATTATGGGTTTTTGAAGGTCAGCCAGATTATCAAGCGGCTTCTCTCTCAAATCATCCAATTCCTGTACGTGACGTTTGATTGAATCATTGTACACATCAATATCCTTGTTGTGGTTTTCAATCTGCATGATCATTCTTTCTATCACACTGTCGGCTGAATCATGTTCACGTTTCCAATAGGAAAGATTCTGTTCTTTCTGTGAGATTTTATCCTCTATTGTCTTAAATCTTGTCTTTGCATTGTTCAAATCAGTTCTTATCTCTGAAATTGCAGTAGAATATTCGGAAAGAATGGAATCGTATTCGGAAATTGACGAAATGATCTTGTCCATCTTTTCCGAATATTCGTTTATGGATTTCAATACCTCTTTCTTTCTCTTTTCCGTTTCCTTCAATGTAGTTCCTTCTTCCAATAGGAATCTATGGCCGCATTCAGGACAGATTATTGCACCTTCAAGAGTTGTATTAAGACGTGTAAGCATTGACTTGTATTTGGCAATTTGGGATTCTATCTTGTACTTATCATCAGTCTTTCCCGACTTCTCCGATTTAACTCCGTCAACTTCCTTTTGAATCTCATCGGCTATCTCCTTCTGTGTTTCAACAAATGCGGACGCTTCTTCAAGTTTATTTCTTTCATTAATAAGTTCTGATTCAGCGTTTTTTATGTTTTCGTTTAAGGATAGCTTCAACGTTTTCTTATCTTCTATCGCCTGCTTTAGTTCCTCTATTTTTATTTGGGATAATTCTATCTTCTTTTTATCCGACAGAATCCTGTTTTCTATTAGGAATAATTCCTGTTCACGCTGTTCTTTTAGATGATCTACGGACATATTGTCAAGTTGTTCGCTGTAAACTTCCATCTTACTTTCGGATGCAACAATCTTGTTTTCGAGAGAACGGATTTCCATTTCCAATTTCCTTACCTTGCCGTCAATAATCTCTTTTGTCTTGTCTATGTCATTGAAATTGATAAAACGGCTTATCAACGCCAATTTATCCGTATTGGATGAAGTAAAGAATGACTTATAATTTTCCTTGGATATGATGTAATAGGTCTTTGCATCTTCGGCCGTTATACCCAACCATGCGGATATTATCTTGTTCCCCTCATTAATTGTACCATAAGGTTTCTCCACTCCATTGAATGTAATGGATAGGGTTGCCGAACCCTTGATAGGAATGGTTCTTCTTACAATCATTTCCACATTTCTTGCAGGACATACTATTGACACCTCAACTTCCGCCTTGTCCGTTCCACGTCTTACCAGCTTCCTGTCCAGATTCTTTCTTAGGTTGTCACCGTAAATCGCATAGAACAGGGCATGAAGTATGGCTGATTTTCCGGCACCATTGGATTGCTGCCCTTCATCCGTATTGTTTATCCCTATGATTGCCATAGGGATATTTTTAAAGTCAATGGTAGCTTCTTCTATTGAACAGAAGTTCTTTATATACAAACTAGTTATTCTCATTTTCTTCGGTATTTTTATCGGGTTCCTTATTCAGTTCTTCTTTCGCTTTTTTGATTACTGCTTCCCCTATTTCGATTCTCAATGATTCATCTTCCTCCAGGAATTTACGGGTATTCTTCTCTCCCTGTCCTATACGCTGATCACCGTAATAGAAGAAAGCACCTTTCTTTTTCAGAATGCCATAATCAAGACCCAGGTCTATTATCTCCTGCACCTTGTCAATGCCTTTTCCGAATCGGATAACAAACTCACATTTCTTGAACGGTGGTGCAATCTTGTTTTTCTTCACCTTTACCCTTGTAAGGTTTCCCGTTATCTCATCTCCATCCTTTTCCGAACCGATACGACTGAGCTCCAACCGTTGTGACGCATAGAATTTCAATGCCTGTCCTCCGGGTGTCTTGGTGGAGTTTCCTCCGAATCCGAATCCTCCTATGGTGTCACGTGTCTGATTGATACACAATAGGATGTTGTTGTTACGCTTGATTATGTTTTTCAGAATATTCAACTGTGAGGACATAAGCCTTGCGACAAGGGCCACTTTCTGATCTCCCGCTTCACCCTGTGCCTGTGCAGTAGGTGTAAGTCCTGCAACCGAATCAAGAACGACAAGACCTATTTCCTGTTCCTCACACATGGTACGGATGATTTCAAGTGCTTCTTCCGCACTGTCAGGCTGTGACAGGATGAATTTTTCGGCAGACATATCCACACCCAATTTCTCTGCATAGAACGGGTCAAGTGCCTGTTCCACATCCACATATCCCACTGCCTTTCCTGTTTTCTGAACTTCTGCAACCAAATGAAGTGCAGCCGTTGTTTTTCCACAATTGTGTACGACAAAATCATCAGCTATGAAATTATGCCATTTCCCACCGCATTTCACGTCATACACTTTCCCATCTCCTACGGGTTCTATGGATTCAACACGGTCTACCTCTATATATTTCAGACGAAGTTTTGTGTCATGCTTGTAAACGAATAGAGGGTTTCCCTTGGTAAATTCCTTCAATTCCTTATACTGTCCGTCACCCACATAGAATTTATGATCATCCGTGGCCGTTATCACATGGCCTTTCTTTGTCACAAGTTCATAGATAGGGCGTTTACCCACATATATCACATCTTCCACAGGGTGCCACTTTATTTCACCGAAAACTTCCTCTATCCCCATGATGTAAATGTCAAAATTACGTCTTTGGTCACAGAAGCATCCGTGGAGCACCTTCAATGACTTGTTATAATATCCCATTACAGCATTGTCACCATGATGCACGTATTTCACTTTTACACGTGTACGGCCGTCAAGACATGATTCCCCACCGAACACCTCCACGATTCTTCCTTTGGGATAACCGCCACCAAGAACTGCATCAAGGGAATATGAACCACTGTGTATGCAATCTACCGCTACATGGTTGCCGGAAATAGCTTCCTTTCCAAATCTCTTTTCTATTGTTGCAATCAAATCCTTTATAGCCATAATATCAATCTCCCAATGCTTTTTGTAATATATCACTTGCTTCGTCTGCATTATATTTCTTTTCCTTGCAGAATGAAGCAAATCTGTCCATAATATCCGTTTTTGTCAAAACCTTTATTTCGTTAACCTTATCTTCCGCATCTATAACTTCCTCAACTTCCTTTATCTTGGGCTTTACATCAATCCCCATTGCGGAATACTTTGTCTTATCAAATGCGGAAACTTTGTCCTGTGTTCCTGTGACCTCTATTCTGATACGATCATTGTCGTTTCTTTTGGAAGCATGAAATAGGGTTATCTGTTCCTCCACTTCATCTGGTGACATGGTATCCAAGTCCACGGTTATTTTCTTGAATGATGAACGCTCGGATTTTATAAGTTCTGTTGTACCATCACTATACAGGATATAAAACCCTTTTTTATCATCTTCACCAAAGTTGTTCTGACACAATGATCCAAGATGGATTATTGATTGTGTGACATATTGCATATTGTGATAGTGGCCACTTAGGACGAATTTATACTTTTTCAATACAGTAGGGGTCAACTTGCTGTCCACCTTGCTTCCATCATTGTTGCAGCTTCCGTCAAAAGCCATGTGGGTAAACAAGATATCGGCTTTCTTATCCTTTATATTCTCAAATTCATCCAGCCATTCCTTATCAGAAAGAAACGGCATGAAAGCCATTTTCAGTCCTCCTATTTCCTTGATTACCCCATCACGTAACAGAACAAATGACGGATGGTATTTGTACGGGTCAAGAAACGAATTTTTTGACGTGTAATCGGTTTTATCATGGTTTCCAGGAATGACAAACATCTTCTGCTTGTTGTTATGATAGGAATCGAGTATGTTTCCAAACGTATTCAACACACATTCCTTTTGACTTATACGGGAATCAAATATATCCCCCAACCATATATGCGTATCTACTTCCATATCCTTTGCAAGTTCAAGTTCGTCTTGCAGAAGGTTGTTTATAAGTTCACAGTTATCTGGCTTCAAGTGCCAATCGGTACTTATGATTGCTATCGATTTTATTTCCATATCTTATAGGTTATTGTTGCTCCGACAAAAATATCGGGTTTGTTGTTTATTAATCCATATCCTGCTCCCACACCTATTCCGAATGAGATGGGTAACTCCTTTTTCCTTTTGCTCCATGCAGTAACATCCGTAATGTTTCCGTTCATGCCGGAAGTGATGTCAAGTTGATTGTTTCCCTTTCCATCTTCTCTTTTTACAATGGTAAACTGATTGTTCAGTTTAAAATCCAGATTGTAATTCGCCACAGAAGGAGCGGTTATATCAAGTTTATAGGATATTGTATCGGATTCTTTCTTGAAGCGAAATAAGGAATCATCCGGCATTATCTCTCTTACCTTTCCCGAATCCACATACTGAATCCGTGTTTTCCATCGTACCACTTCCGTAATATTGCCCTTGGCGTCTTTTAATTCGTCATAGAGTAGCTTATTCTCCCTTTTAAGCAATTCAAAATCGGAAGATGGGTAATTAATCCGATAAGTATTCAAAGAATCAATATAAAGGCTTAAATGCTCTGAATAATTCGCTTCCCTTTCTCTCAAATGCTTTACTTCCCACACTGAAAGAAATAGGAGCACACAAAGTGCTCCTATTATCATTGTTGTTGTTTTCATAAAATAAAAGAGCGGTTTATTATTCGTCAAACGGAAGCATTTCTTCTGCCTTGGCAAGATCGTACCAATGTTTCAGTTCATCCAACTTCAAATTGTCAGGCAATTTATAACCATCTCCGTATTCATTTTCGATATATTCATTCAGGAACTTGCGCATCTTCATGGGAGTAGGATATGAGCTTCCTGCATCAGAAGCATCCTTATCTCTTTCTGCACTGCGTGACGGTACTTTCTCTTCCTTTTCTTCATCATCAGAACTTTCCTGCTTTCCCTTGTATTCCGGGCATATTGCTTCCAGTTCCTCCACTTCTGCCAAGAAATCGTCATTCTCAAAGATATTGTATTCATTCTGACGGTCAAACTCTTTCAGTGCATCGAGCGTCCAATCAAATTCACGTTTGGTATATACGTTTTCATACAAATCTTCAAGAGTAGGAAGTTTCAACAGTTTTTCAAGAACAGTGTCAGGAACACGATTCTTTTCAAAAAAATCTTCAAGGCTCTTGTCCTGTCGTGTCATTTGCTGTGCGCTGACCTTCATGACAGTCTTGTTGTTCTCGTCTTTCTGTTTGTTGATACACAACGGATAACCTTCTTCTGGATCAGAGAATACATCGGTTGACAATCCGTCACCTTCCGTAAGGTCAATGGAAATATCGGTCATTTCCTTAATCTGTTTGGATGTAAGCTGCAATTTGTAGATGTCGCTACCTTGCAATACATAACAGATATAGTTCAAGACAGGTTTGATACCCCATACCCACGGGCCACCTTTTCCTTTTCTATATCCCGTAATAGGATTGAGGAAACGTGATTTCTCATCCTTATCCTCTATTTCATTGGCAAGTTCATACACATAATTTATGTAAGTGGACAAAAGGTCCTTGTCACCAAATGCCGCATTTCCATGAATGTCGGACGTGAAAATATTCTTGTCCTTCCATTCATATTTACCTGTTCCCGCTCCGTCCTTACCTTTGATTTCCTGATATACTTTCAGTTTGGTAGTCTTACAGGGTATGTATGCACGGCCTGTCTTGGACGGAAGCACACGGAACACGTTCTTTCCATCTTCCACTTTAGCAAAATTCACATACTCATTGTCGCTGTTATGATACATTGTCTTTTCCGCTTTGCGCGCTTCATCTTTCACTTTTGAAACTTCTGTTCTCTTAAACTGATTTCTGTTAATTGCCATAATACTAAAATTTTAAACATTAAAAACTAAATTAAAACTTCAAATCTACTTATCTAATCTTTTGATTTCAAATGTATTAATCTTTCCTTCTATGATTTCATCCAGGAACTCCTTGGGAGTAACCTTGCTTAAAAAGTTACTTAATTTCTTATCCTTAGACTGAATAGAGAAATAGAGGGAGTTGAGATATTCAAACTCCTTTTTTGCCTGTATGTATTCCTTTAGGAAGAACTGTGTATCGGATGATAAGGTAAGAATGTCCTCCAACCCCTTTTCAGTCAGTTTTATTTTCTCACCGTCAATCAATACGAATCCCTTTCCCTTGGAAGCCATCTTACGGTATCTGCGTCTTTCCTCTGCCATCACTATATCGTATTTCATTTTCATAGTGGACGCATTGGCTTCCGCATCAGCACGCAATTGTCCTATCTTGTTAAGCAATGCAGAACATGTTACTGCATCTCCAAACAGATTCTGATAATTGATAGTTGTCAGATCATCCATGTCCAACCATTCCTCAAAATCGCTGGACTGCAATACCAAAACACTATCATCATCTAGGTGTATAACTTTCTTCATATCTCTAATCCAATTTTAATCGAACAAACTGGGAACGTCTTGTTATCTGAATAATGTTACAATCATCAAATTTACTGTAAGTAGGATACCCTGTTAAATACAACAGGCAATCTTTAGAATTTTTGAAGTATTCAGACATTTCCTCATACAACTCACATCCTACCACTACATGGACAAAATCATAATTGCAATCAAGTTTGATAAAACCCATAAAACCGTTCTTGGTTTTCTTTTCCTCTACCTCCATCACATAGCCGCCTACTTTTACATCACTATATCCGTAGCCGTTATATTCCTGCAATTTTGAAGGTGAGAAATAGGGTGTACATTTATCAAGGTGCAATGAAAGCGTTTCATGATCAAACTCTCCGAATCCACAAAGATTGCGTTGCATGAGCATCCACCACCAATCTTCTTCATGTTTCCCCTTATCGTATCCCAAAGATAGTTTATCCTTGCTCTTGTCAACCTTTACCTTACATTTGGTACGGTATATGTCAAGTAGGAAGTATCTTTCACTAGGATGCTCAACGTGTTCGAGTTCATCAAATGCACCACAATAGATGAGGTTCTCTATGGCTGACTTGGTAACTTTGCTGTTCTTGAAATTATGACGGTCAAGAAATTCCTCCAGAGAAAAATATTCCCCGTTCTTATCTCTTTCCTCATTCAACTGATTCAATGCCTGTTCTCCTATCTGTTTAACGGAATTGAGTGACCAGTACATTGAATTTGTTTCCTTGTCGGATACGATATGACTTCTTGAATGATTGATATTTACCGTCTTGATACCGATATTACCCGTCTTTTCAATCTCATTGATATATAAAGGGTATTCGTCCATCTTGGCCCATGTAAAGGTTACTGACCAAAATTCCATAGGATAATGAACTTTCAGCCATTGGCAAATGTAAGAAATTATTGAATAGGAAACTGCGTGGGCTTTATTAAACGAATACTTTGCAAACTCTTCCATCATAGAAAAATAGTCCTCTGCATATTCTTTTGTTACACCCCATTTGCTTATATACCCATCAACAAATTTTGCCTTCAATTCTGCCATTACATCTGCCTTCTTCTTACCCATAGCTTTACGAAGATCATCCGCTTCCATAGATGTAAATCCTGCAAGTGTTATAGATGCTTGCATCACGTTTTCCTGATACAGCAACAGTCCGTAGGTGTCTTTCAGGAAGGATTCGGTTCCCGTAAGGTATTCCACTTCTTCATTACCGTTTTTACGTTTTACATAGGAATAATGAATACCGTTTTCAAGCGGTCCAGGGCGATACAGTGCCGTACATGCAGATAATTCCTCTACTGAATTGGGCTTCATTATCTGTGCATAACCGTTCATTCCTTTGGCTGTGAATTGGAATACATCACCATTCCATCCGTTTCCAAAGTATTTCATCACTTCCGGCTCATTCAATGGAATATCCTTGTACGGGTCAATAGCTGTTCCTGTGTTCTGTTTGATAAGTTCAAGAATATCATGTATCTTGTCCAACTGATTAAGACCAAGAATATCCTCTTTCAGGAATCCTGCATGATCAAGTTCTCCGCCTTCCCATTCACATACCATTTGATTTGTGTCCGATTCAAGTCGTAATGGGGACCATTCAAACATTGTTCTGTTTTGTGGAAATATCATTTCCGCACAGGCATGAATAGAACGTGCCTTTGGTGCTCCAAGTATTACAAACAGGTCATTAAACATTTCCGTATTCTTTCGCATGAAAGCACGGAACTCGGCTTTTTTCAATGCTGTTCTGAACAAGTCCTCTACGGTCTTTTCCTTTTCCTCTCCCAACATCTTGGAAATACGTTTTCTTTCAGGAATAGTGACACCGTATTTATCTCCCATATCATTTATTGCAGCTTTCAACTGCAATGTTGTATATGTTCCTACGGCACATACCTGTTTTGTTCCAAAACGTTCTTCCATATACCGTTTGACTTCCTGCCGTCTGTTAGTAGGAAAGTCGGTATCAATATCAGGTAAGGATTTCTGAATACGTCCTTTGTTTAGGAAACGTGAAAAGAACAATTCGTATTTCAATGGATTTACCTTTGTCAATCCAAGTAGGTACACCACAGCACTTCCTGCACACGAACCACGACCTGGCCCTACAAGAATGTTTTGTGACCGTGCCCAATTCACAATGTCACGAAGTATAAGGAAGTAATCCACTACACCACCGAAACGGATAACATCTATTTCTTCATCTATACGTGCAAAAACAGCTTCCTCTCCGTATTCCTCTATCAGTTCGGGATGATTCTCCAATCCCTCATAGATAAGGTCTACAAACATCTCGTCATTGGTCCTCCACCGTTTCTTTTCTTCTTCGGTCATTATATACCATGGAAGATGCCTTGATTTTGAATCAATGACAAAGTTACAGTTCTCTGATACATAGTGAAGATTTCCTATCGCATCATCCCATAAATCAAACATAGGGTCATCGTTCCCAAACAATGCCTGCATTTCAAGGAAATATTCCTGGAAGTTCTTGAAATATTGATTGGATGATTTATAGTTCGTTATTTTGAGAATTGAATTTATCTTTTCACGTATATAGGCGTATTCAGGTTCAAGATAATAGGCATCACAAATGGCTATAAACCTGCATTTCTTGGAATAGAACATTTTCAGATTTTCAAGATACCATTTATCCCTATCATCCTGTTCATATTCCACTGTATCAAACTGAACGTACATTTCATCTTTGCCCAATACATAATCCAACAGATATTGACATTCAACAGTTTTAGGATCTGCCACTGTAAATGTATGCTCCTTATAGGATTCAGATTTCGCCAATGAAACAAACTCATTCAATGTACAATATTCCTTATGGATTACATTACATAAGCGATTCAGTTCAAGGAGCATTCTCCATCCATCTTCATCCCTTGCATATACCTTGATTGTAAAGCGAATATCTCTTTCTTCATCGAGAACAGGAACTTCCATTCCGAATACAGGCTTTATTCCATACTTCTGACATGCTTCTTGAAACTTGAATGCACCCGAAAGATGTCCTTTCTCACAAATACCTAAAACGGTTATGCTAAGCCATTTTGCCTTAATGCACCATTCATCATAGGAGTGCATACCATCAAGAAGCTGCATGTTTCCATGAACACCAAGAAAAGCTGATTCTCTAAAATCTTCTTCTATTTCGGGTTCCGAAAGATACAGTACCTTGTTAAGTTTCACATCATTCTCACTCCCCTTTTTCAACCAATACCATACACCGCCAAAGGAATAGATATAATTATCACATTCGGTGTATGCAGTATCCCAGTGAAAGTCACGGTCAAAAAACGAGTTGCTTTCATTAGGAAAGGATAATTCATACGTTTCACATCCTATTTCCACAACCCTATCACTGATATGTGAGAAAGGAATAAAATGATCTTTCAGATATTGAATTAATTCGTTCACGAAAATAGGTTTTATTGAAAAAGAAATACAGGCACGGGTTTTGGTTTTTGGTAAACTTTTGTGCTGACTATTATGGTTAATTATCTCTCCCGTACCTGTATTACCTTATATGTTTTACATTTTTATTTTGAAAGGTTTCCGATGGAAAGGTCATGGTTGAGTTCCATCAACGATTTTGAAAGGCTGTCAAGGAACTTGGCTACACCCATGATTGCCATTGCACCAGGTTTCAGCGAACCGTTTTCGGATACTGCCAGTGATTCATGCTGGTCACAGCAACGTTTCGGTTCATCGGGATTTTCCTCCAGTTTATGTTCGGGTTCGGGTGTCGGTTTTTCCTCTTCCTTTCTAATGATGTTCACAGTCTGTTTTTCTTCATTTACCTTTCTTGTACGTGACGATACCTTTGTTCTTGCAGGTTTCGGGGCAGATTTCTCTTCTTCCTTTGCTGGTAATTCGTCCCCTTCTGCGGGTTCTTCCGGGGTAGGAATCTCATCCTGTTGTTCATCATCTTCCACGGGTTCGGGTTCGTTGCCGCCCTGTGCACCGTTTTCGATGTAGTTTTCGACAGATTTTTTCAACTGATCGGAATCCATAACCGATACATCTTCTCCCAATACATCGCTTACGGCAGCAATCAGTTTGTCTTTCGGACTTAATGTTTCGTAATTTTCAATCTCTAGTTTTGCAGCCGCTCTTCGTGCGTCTAAAAATGATACAGCCATTTTGTTTTTAATTTTAATGATTAATAATTAATTTGTAATATAATCCAATGAGTTACGTTATATCATAAATCTCATTTCGACAATGCAAATATAGGGATAAAAATTCTAAGTATGCAAGAAAAACTACGAAAATTTTTATAAAAAGTTTTTTAGTTTTTGTTTTATCCCTATGTATCAACACATTAAATGAACAACAATCCCTTTACAAGTTGTACACGTTCTTCAACCGATCCTCTTACAGTACGATATGGAATAAAGTTGTTTGTCAATATCCACTTTATCTTTGTATCAATGTGTTTTCTGTGTTCCTCATCAATGCAGCGTACCCCATCATTTACAATCTCTATCCCATCATCAATAGGAAGATAGATGTTAAGACATGGATTAAGGTATTTCACCTGTTTGAGCAATTCCCTGCGTTCATACTGTTCTTCCATGGAGAATTTCATCTTTCTTGCACCTTCTTCTTCCATGTCGCACATCTCGGATGTATATGCAATCACGTCAACAACACATCTGTCGGAAATAAAATTGTTCCCCTGTTCAAGAAGTTCGGAGTAATAGGAAAACATAATTCTTTGTGAATCGGGATCACCGTCAACAGAGATGTTTATTTTCCCTTCGGAAGCCATTCTACGTAACATACCTGTCATGATATTAAGTCCACTGGCTTTTATATCCTTATCCTCTGCCAATGCGTTTATGAGGGTTGTTTTCCCTGTATTCTGTGCTCCGATAACGTTTACCTTGGTGTATCTCAATCTTTTCATCTATTGTCACCCTCCCCATGAATCTTGTTGCGTTCCATACGGTCATACAGCTTGTTTATATTCATTGCTGCAACCTCCTTGATAGATGTTCCTGTCGTTTTTGCCACAATATAGGTAACGGCTTTCAACACTTTCTTCCATTCCTCAAAAACAACTTCCTTACGACTGTCCGATAATACAATAGGCAGATTTCCATCCCAATTGTCACGGATATGCTTTTTTACCTGTTCGGCTATCTTACCCATAGATACGATGGGGTCAAACAACGCATCTGTTGTAAGGTCTGTGATTTCCAGCCATTCGTTTACTTCCGGCAATTCCATTTTCTTGTGAATCATTGCAAGATACCACAAAATATCTCCTGCTTCCTTCTTTAATTCTTCATCATTTTCCTGTTCTACCTGGATCTTTTCAAACATTTCTCCTGTTTCGCCACACAAACCCAATGTTACACATACCACCATCAATGAATCGGGATAGGTGCACGTTACTTCTGCAAGTTTTTCATACTCCGAAAAAGTTTCAATCTTTTCAAATCTTTCCATTTTGTTCAAAATTATAAAGTTTTTATTTATCAAGGTTCCAGCCCATTTCAAGACAGGCTGTTTCCAACATTTCATTTATCTTCTCCATCGCTTCCATATCAATATCCTTACGGGATGATAGCCACACCTTTTCATTAGGTATTTCATGGGTCTTGATATGCTTCTTGACAGCTTCCACATCCATTTCACATCCTACTTCATAATGGAACTCATACGATTTTGAATAGTGCATAAAGTAATCAAAATAGTTCCATGAATTATTTTCTTTTTCATGAATCTTGGTGTCCTCATACATGGAAGGCCTATTGTATGACATCTTAGGACGGATTACAACTTTGGATAATCCATGTGCTGCCTTATAGAAGCCTTGTGGCCACATTGAACCATTTGTTTCCATTATAACCTCATAGCCTTTTTCAGTTATGGTTTCAATGAAATGTTTCATGTTTCTTCGCATACATGGCTCACCCCCTGTTATGAATACTCTCTTGATATTAGGATGCTTTTGCATCATTTCAAGAACATATTCTTCATCAAGAGTATTCTCACCTGTTCTGCTGACAGAATAGCGCGAACAATACTTACATCTCAAATTACATCCTGCAACAGTTACTATTATGGCTGAAAAACCACGGGAACTGCCACTAGGAATGAACCCTAGCACAATTGAATGTGCTAGGAATCTTTCATCTTTCTTTTCTTCCACCGTATGTTATTTTAAAAGTTCGTCACAATCAAATTCCTCCAATGTAAGCAAGGTTACGAAATTATATGGAACATAAATCTTTCGTTTGTCATGTATAATGCAAACCTCTTCCATTTCCGCATCATTATCGACAACCTTATATGGTTTTCCTCTGAACGTTACCCAATGACCACGTTTTACGAATGATTTCTTGTCATACCATCTTACTAAATCACCCTTGTTCCCATAGGTCAGATTAGGAAGCCCATAAGGATTGAGGAATTTCTTGTAGTACATTTCTTCAAGAAGCGTTTCACGGTCAAAGATTGTAAGACAGCCCATTTTCTTGGACATATCCACTATCTTTTCTCTCTTTTTCTTCGCTATCTCTGCATTGATAGACTTGACTTTCGGATCATCATAGAAAATGCTTCTCATTTTTCTTGATATAAATTCCATTTGTAGAAGTTCAATGAACTCACCCACTGAAAGACGGTTCATTTTTTCAATATCTTCGCTCATTTTTATTGCAATAATTAAAGTTAGACATCTCCCCAAAGTTAAATCAATCTACTGAAAAAATCAAACGGAGTAGCAAGATTATCAAGTGCATCCCAAAGTTCATTTTCAGTTGCATCTCCTGGATCTATTTTCTTATTTTTCAATAACGCTATCCATGTTTCAAAACTACGTGATACAGTGATTGCAGCCGAAGCAATATTTTCCGTCACATCAGGGTCATACATGATAACTATCTCCTTCACTCCCGCCTTCTTTTTCAATAAGGCAACCTGTTCCCTTGATATGGAATTTCCGAACGTAAAACAACATCTTACGGCTTCCGAATCCTGTAAATGCAGCTTATTATCTACATTGATATAGTCAAACAGTCCTTCCACCACAATAACACATTGTGTATTGTCGGTTATATTGTCGTATGCACCTATTATCTTTCGGAAATTAGTCTTGCTGTTCTCGTATCTTAACTGCAACCTTGCTTTCCCCTGCTTTGCATCCTTTAGATTCTGTATATGAAATTCCTTTGATTTTCTTGAACGTGCCAACCATGCAACTACCCTGTTATCCATCTTTATCTTGAATATGATATAATCCCTTAATTTTCTTTCAAGAATAAAATTGGTTACAGACGGTTCAAACAACCTGTAATGGTGTTCCGTGAATCCACGTCTTTTCAGATAGGGGTCACTATCAACAGGAAGCAGTTCAAGTCTTTTAGGAAGTTCCATTTCGGGAAGTTCACCATCTTCATCCTCATCATCATTTTCATCATTAAACATAGGAAGGCTGTCCTTTTTCAAGGTATTCTGAAAATCCTTGTGCCAAAGATCTGTCCGGTTTATCTTTTTCAGATAGCTGAATAGAGAGGTTTTTGTGTTGCAGTACCAACAGTGATACACCATCACATTATCCTCCTTGTTTATCAGCAACCCCCATTTGCCACCCCTGCCACAAAATGCGCATGGCTCATTCTTGTTCTGCATCCACCCCTGTGCTCCAAAAGGGGTAAGATTCAGTTCGGCTTTAAGTTCATCGACATCAATCTTAGCCATATTCTATACATCATTCTTTACACGGTTTTCCTTTTTCAATTTCTCTTTCTTCTGTACCTTCTGAATCTCAATGGGATTCAGATAGCCGGACATGGCAATGGTTTCCTTGGCATTATAGAACGCCCCCTTGTCATAATTGGTGGCTATCAGATATGTTTTCCCTACCTGTTTAAAGTCACGTAACTTATCCGTATAGATACGCAATCTGTTATTGTCACGTTCCGCCTGCGTCCTGTTTCCTGTAAACACATAGGAGAATGTTTTTACAAGCGTCTTGTCACCTTCCGTATATGAACGATCAATTACCCTGTCTGGACTGTTCCATATTTCAACAGGAACATTGGAAGCCTGTGTGGCTGTTATTCCGGCTATATGGAACTCATTGCATATATCCTTGAATCGCTGTGCGTTTTTCTGTAACCTGTATTTCAGAAAATTAGGATTGGTATCTACCTGTGCATTCTCTCCTGTTATGGCAAGATCAAGCGAATCGAGTATGAGTTCATCGGGGAAATACCCATGTGCCTTGTAATATTCAAGTACAATATTGCGTACTTCCATCATGGACGCTTCCCCATATTTCTCGAACCCGTACACCTCTATATCCGAACCTAGAAGAGTTTCCACATCCCTTGCGGTCTTTCTGAACAAATCCATCTCCTTTTCGGAAAGTTCACCTTTTCTTACTTTCATGTACGGATGCCCTGTAACGATTTGATCATATTTGGAAAGACATGCACTTACACCTCCTTCAAGCTGTATGTGCAAGACTTTCTTCCCATCCATACAGGCCCTGTATCCATGCCATTTCAGAACGGTTGACTTTCCTTCTCCCGAACGCAGAATCCACAGTACGGTATCACCCTTGTCTATTCCTCCATAGGAAATTTCATCAAGTACATCTATCCCGAACGTCACTTTGTTTCCCGTAGAATCCTTTTCCCTGAACTCCCTGTTCTGTTTCATGCGTTCCTCAAATCCACGGAATACCTTCTTGAAATTTCCTACGGCATTTCTAAGGGATATTTCGTGTATCTCCTTTGATTCTTCCGTTGCCGTGAATATTGCTTCTTCGACCTTGTTTTCTTCGTACAGGTCATGGATTTTGTTTATCATTTCCTTGAAGCGTATCTTTTTTACATACGCTTCAAGCTGGCTTATTATCAATTCCTTATCAGGCTTATCTGTTTCCTTTATCTCGTCCACAGCTTCCTGGACAGCATCATTGTCACTGAACTTCTGCGATATGAACCCTAATGAGGGAATAATGTTCTTATCGTCATATATTGCAACCGCTTCCCTTAGAAGAACCTTATATCCCGGCATCTCTTTAGGGATGAACTGATATTTCAGGTATCTTTTGCACAGGAACAACACATCCTTGTCCATAAATACCATCTTAAACAGTTCGGGTATGAAATTGGCACTTAGTTTTTCCATAAAAATTAAAATTAAAGCATTGTTACCACAGGTTCACTTCCCTTACCTTCTTTCAATGACTGATAGGCAATGAATATAGAGGACACGCAATCATCATGACCGGACCCTGCTTCAAGTTTCCCTTTGTCAGAGCGGAATGTAATGGAAGAAAACTCGGAAAACAGATAATCCGTTTTCTCTTTTGTTGTCCCTGCCTTGTATGGTATCTTGAACTGACCTCTTTCAAAGAGTGCTGCAAGACTGGCCCATCCGTTATGCAAATCCTTCTTGTTTCCTTCTGTCGTAGTAAATGTATCTATATTCATTAATCCACGTTCCCTTGCCAATCCTGCAAGAATGGATTGGAATCCGTTGGATTCACATACCACCTTGTTAGGTCTGAACATCTGATCCAATACCACTATCTTATCCACCTGTTCATTGTGACTTGCACCTTTAAGGCGTTCGTAATAGATTAGGTAGTAGTTTTTCATTGCATCCATGCCAACAACAGAGTAAACGGTAAAGTCTGCTCCGATATTACCTGATATGGCAAAATCCACACCTATAACAACCCGTGTCATTTTAATAGGGAAATTATCGACAGTCGTTGCATAATCCACATTTTCCATCCCTATCGTAGTACGTTTAAGGATATCGTATGGAAATATAGACGAACTATCGTCAATAGGAATAACAAGATACTCACGTGCAAATACGGTTGTTCCAAGTTCTTCCTTCTTTCTTATAAGGTCCTCAAATGTATATCTGTCGGGGGCAAGCGGTCTGCCATCGGGGAAAATTATAGGATATTCAAAACACTTGAAACGCTTGTCGGCTTTTATCACCTTATACAAGTCCGATTCAGCATTGGAAAACGGTGTTCCCGATATAATGAAATATCCGAACGGTTCCACTGTCGGTTCAATCGTACCTTTGATAAGTTCCTTTAGCTTCTGCCGTGCTTCTTCACTGTAAAGACTTGATTCATCCGGCATATCGTCCACTACACATGCCCCAGTATGCAAACCACGGATTGCAGAACTGGCACCTCTGATATGGATTATTGCACCTGTTTCAGTCTGAACGCCCATTTCACCAATCTTGGCCCGATTATTAGGATTCAACTTCTCCTTTATGATTTCGTTGTTATCTATCTCATTGATAATCTTTGTCATGTGTGCCTTACATAACTGGATAGAAGATGATATGAGAGAGGTTTCCTTGTAATTATTGTTGAACACCATATACCTTGGATCATCCCATGAATGTGGCACATCATAGCCGTATAACCGCCATAAAGGAAAGGCATAACAATACTGATAGCTTTTGCCGCTGCCTCTACTAGCGAGATAACTACTCCAAGGATATAGCTGCATCAGAGATCCCTGTTCCAGATTACGCCAGTTCATGCGGAAGTTGGAGAGCACGGTTGTACAGAAATAGTTGAACGACATCTTTTTCAACTGTAAATCCATGGACGCTTTCAGATTATCCAAGTAATCCAAACTTTCCGAATCAATGGTTTTTCCTATGAACATGGCTTTCTCTGCCGACATCATCATCGAATGAATCAGAGCATCAATGTCACCCATATACCCTGTCGTGAGTTCATCTATTGCCTTTGTGGGAAGTTTGGATATGATGGTTTCCACCGTATCAAACAACCTTCTTTCCTGCAAGGATGTAAGGGTTACGTTTTTATCAATAGAATCAATCATATTTTCAATCCTTTAAATATGTGGCATATCACATCCACGGTCCATCCATCTCCAAGCAATCCCATTCCTATATGTGGTTCCACTGATTTGGTATAACCTTCTGGAACGGTCTGCAATCTTTCCGCTTCCGTAATATTAGGTGTTCTAAAGCCATTTTTCGGATTACAGTCAGGTGAATTGAATATCAATGGTGTAAGGGATTTCCTATACCTTCTCAACAGTGATTCGGGGTTCTTGGCAAACCTGTTCCATGATTCAAGCATACACCACGACTTGTCTTTCTCCACATACCCGTCCGTGATGATGTCCTTGAACAATATCCCCTTGTCCTTCCATGCAGGTATTTCCCAGTTGCACCAATAGTATCTTGCTCTCATTTGTGCAGAAAAATCCGAACTGTTGATATACACATAATCAACATCCAAATATTGTGATATGATGTTAGCCCATTCGGATTTCATCTTCACATTTTCAAGCAGGAATTTTATATTAGGATTGAATTGTCTGATATGATTAAGTATATCAACATATTTGAAAAACAATCCTGAACGCTCTCCGTCAAAATTGAGTTTTTCTTTCCCTAACTGTGAAAAATCCTGGCATGGTGTTCCTCCAATCAATAAATCAATATCTTTCCACTGTATATCCCATTCTTTCCAATTTTTTAGATCACCCAATTCAACAATATCAGGATAATTGTTTAATGCCACTTTAATGGAAGGAGCATTTATTTCGCTTGCATAATATCTTTCCACTGTATATCCCATTCTTTCCAGTGCAATACGTCCGCAAGCTATCCCGTCACATAAACTCAATACATTCATCGTCTTAAATATTTAAATATATGTTTAATTGTTTCTATGTTCCATCCGTTTCCAAGCATCTTGTTAACGCTGTGTGTCAGATATTCCATCCCATATATACCATTCGGGAATAGTTTGAAGCCGTGCACACTCGGTTGGGGTAAGACGTCTAATTCTCGCACCAATTTGAACACATGGTTGTGAGTTTCCATCATTTCTAGCTCTTGCCAGCAGTGTGCATGATTTGCCCGATTTTATTTCACGGAAATGTACCCCTCCGAATCCACGTATCGTTCCCGAAGCAATTATCTGATTATCCTTTTGTACGGTTGTAAGGCAATTGGTTTTTCCATCTTCCCTGGGTTCAAGCTGCTGGATGTTCTTTCTCTGTTCCTTTACAATCCCAGCTCTGAATTTTTCCGTCTTTACTCTGCCCTTCAAGCATTCAATCATCTTGTCAGACAAGAAATATTTTTCATCAACCTCTTCTTCAAGGATATCCTTTAAAAGTATTCCCCTATCTTCCGGCTGTGGAATATCGTCATGGATATCCGTCCAGTATATGCGCCTTCTGTTTTGTGCCGATACAAGTGCAGAATTGATATGAATACCCTTTCTTCCCAATATATCATTGAACACGCTCTCCCACTTCTTTCCCATCTCTACATTTTCAAGAAAGAATTTAGGATTGTCGCCACGTTCAAGAAGATCGTTATAAATACGAATGTATTCCCAAAACAAATAGGATTGTCCTTCAAATTCAAAACCGTTTTCCTTCAGTTCAAGGTACATTTCCAAATCAAAAATATCTACCCCCTCCTTTGTTGAAAGACCTTTTCTTTTCCCGGCCATAGACAATGACTGACACGGGCTTCCTCCGATTAGCAAATCTATCTTATCGAGTTTGTTTATATCAAGTTCCCTTATGTCACCTACCTGTATCGTATTAGGAAAGTTCTGTATGGTAAACTGCATGGCATATTTGTCAATCTCCGAAGCATAGTATTTATCTATTGGAATATCAAGTTCGGTAAGTGCAATTTGACCTCCCGACATTCCATCAAACAAACTTAGTACATTCATTATTTTTCGATTTGAAACGATTCACGATAACGGATTTTCTTTCCTCCTTCCGAAACGGAAGCACCTTCTCCGCGTAACTTCTTGATAAACTCAATTCCCAATTTCGCTGTTGCTTCTGTATCAGTAGAAGCACGGTGAGCGTCCACAAGTTCTATTCCATACAAATTGGTACACGTTCCCAATTTATAGTTCTCCTGTTCCAAAGCCGCCCATTGTGCCAACATCATTGTATCTACGTTGAACAATACGTAATTGTCCAAATTGTCATTCATGTGTTCAAAGAAATTTTTTAGGAACGGAGTATCAAATCCTACCGAATTGTGTCCGCATAACGTACATTTCAATCTAGGATTCTTGTATTTGGCAAACATGTCTTTCATCTGTTTATGCGCTTCCTTCAATGTAACAGCCTTTGATTTTTGCATTTCAGGAGTGATACCATGGACTTCCTGTGCCTGCATGGAATATTCCAGGTTGTCAAAATACATGTACGGGAATGTGATTTCCACCTTATCCACTATTTCCAGTTTCAGCATATCAACTACCACGAATGATATTTCTATAAGGGGAATATCATAGAAAGCAAGTTTATCTTTTGACGGAATACCCCCTGACTCAATATCAAAAAAAATTACATATTTCTGTGCTGTTTGCATAATTAATCCTCTTCAATTATCTGCCAAATGTCATATACATTCAGTGTGCAGTATTTGTTTTCATTGTTCTTTACTATCTCGAAATTACCAAGGTATCGTGGCAAACGTCCGTCCTTGATAAACCATGTAAGGTCATTACGATTAAATTCCTGCCCGTTCTTCTTTGTAAAGTTCTCGTTCAAATACTGAACGATTCCCGATGTGGTTGCTTTTTCTAATACTAATACTCTTTTCATGTTTATAACATCATTATCTTTAATTTCTCATACTCACAATCCCTTGATTCTTCATTGCTGTATATCATCACCAGATTCTTGATAGGATTGTTTTTGAACTGTGCCGCGGAATCCTCTATCGGATTTATTTCAATGATAGGATTGCCGCTTTCGTCAAGTCGTTTTATGAATGCTTCAATAAGACGTTTCTTGATTGTGTACTCTCCATCACGTGTTTGGAATGAATAGAAAAACTTGTGTATGAAAGTCGTTTCTATCAAATCATCTATCTTCTCTTCCAATCCATCCGTGTTCCCTGTTTCAAAGTAATCGTCTAGGGCCTTTACGACCGTTTCGCAATTGAATGAATCAAGTACATCCCTAAGTTTTTCAAGAATCTCAAACGGTTCCATATTCATCCCCTTCCTCCAATATAATATCTCCTTCCGATACCATGTCTTTAGGATAATGGTACGTTTCATTATCCCATCCGTCTATCACTAGGAAGGCATCTTCGGTTGTTCCGATTACTTTCATCACTATTGTCTGTCTTTTCTTCGGGTCCTCCCAATTACTCAAATCGGGTGACACCATTGGTATTCTGATTCTCATTCCTCTATTACGTTTTCGAGTTTGACAATTGATTTTGAATATAGGGAAGGTTCTGGTTCTCCATCGTCCACCACATAAAACTCTTCCGTTTCCCGTATCACCCTAAGTTTCCTTACCTCTTTAGGTTTCCATTTAGGCTGATTGTTATTCTCCAATCTTACTAATATGTATTTCATGACTTTCTTGATTTAATAAACCGCTTTTCATATTCAATCTCTTCTATACTATACAGCGGCACTGCATTTGTCACATGAACGTTTGTGAAATGCCGTGGACCAAATTCACTAGGGTTCTGTTTGGGAATTGCTTCTATCATCAAATCGAATCTGAATCTTATAGGATGATGTGTATCTTCGGGATAAGAACCTTTCTGTGACACAAACATCTTTGACAGTTTCCCATAACTGTTTTCATATTCAATAACGTACTGCCATATATCCCTATCGGGTAATTTGTTTACAGGATATCCTGCATATATTCTTCCTATTACACTGTTCATTCCTTATTTCCTTTCATTTCCGTCCTATCTCCAAAATCCCACCTATGGTGACATTCGGAACAATATAACAATATATTTGATTTTTCGTATGCAAGTTCGGGATGTGCGCCACGTGACTTTATATGACTGAAAAATACGGCTTTCGGCTCGTTTCCCAGCCATTTCCCACAGTTTTGACAGTAGTGTGGACGTTCATTCCATATCTCTCTAAAAACATCTCTAAGGTCATTAAAATCGCTTCTTCCCGAAAGTTCCTTTACTCTGTCCTGTTTCCTCTTTCTTGCACAATCCCGGCACAGCCATTTATTATGATCGTATATCAGATAGGAATCGCCACAAGACTTACACGGACGGACTTCTTTTGTTATTCTTCCCATTCCACACGTTCACTGTTCCTGAAAACGATTTCATTCATTTTCAGAATAATGTTCTCTAAATTAAAAGAAGAAACATAGAACCCTCTCTCGTATGAAAGTTGAAGATCCCTTATCTGCAACCCGTTAAGGGTCACATACTCGCACGGGAACGGTTTTTTCATTATCTCTCCTACTCCAATTGAAAACCCAACAAGACGGTAAAGGAAATAAAGCGTTTCAGGGTCAGCCTGCACACGGAACGTGTATCGCTTTATATCCTTATCGGAAGGAACGGTACACGTATTCATTCTGCAAAATTCTCGTAATGTCATATTGTTCTTTACCACGGCATGTATGCTAGGAATGGCTGCCACAACAAAGTGATCCTCATTATATGAACATACCACATGGGGTAAAGACTGGACTATATCATATATAATAGAACGATCATCAAGTCTTACATAATTTGTCAAATGAAAAAGAAGAGATTCACATTCGTGGTTCACGCAAAATACCTCTATGTTTCCTACATTAACTTCTCCCATAAAATTAAGTCCGTACAATTCCTCCGCCATTGCAGGAAAATCATCCACGGGATTCACAAGTTTTACCGATTGATTAAATGTTTCCATAACTATAAGTTTTTAATTCGGAAACAAAAATAGGGATTCATTTTGAGAATCCCATAAAAACTAAGCACTTTTTTATAAAAAGACTTTTATGTTTTACAACATCTTTTGGCAGATACTTGCAAGTTCACATCCCCTACAATCCTTTGAATCAAATATATACGGTAAATATTCGGCACATAGAGCGAGCCTTCCCGTTGAACGGAATCTATCTCTAAGTTTCTTGAAATACTCCTTGTTGAACACATTTTCAGATATTTCCCTTATAGGATTGGTCCATCCTCTCTTATATATATCCTTTTGATTGAAGTACCTTATTTTCCTTGCTTCTTCCGTATCGGCAAAATATCTTTGTGCAGCCCTTACTCCTGTAAGGTGTGTAATAGAGGGTAAACTTCCTTTCCTTATCCTGTTCCTCTCTAGGAATACCCATGACATGAACTCGAATAAAAGAACCGTGCTGTCAATATTACACGTTCCTAGAAACTTCTCTATTCTTTTATCTTCCTTGCGTGACCATTCCTTGCTGAATCCCGTGGGGGAACACCATTCAAACAGGTATTCGGTTATCTTCTTGAAATCCTCTATTGAAATCATGCCACAAACTCCTTCTCAAAATTATATGTTGCCCTATTCTTTTTCTTTCCATAAAGTGTATAGTGAACGAATTTAAAGTCATTCAGAACGGAACGGGATATGTATTCCTCCCTATCTATGATATAGCCACCCGATACGTCACATTTAAATACCTTTCGTACCAGGACACGTCTACCGTCTATGATTTTATAGTGTCTGCGCCCGATACATCTTGCATCGGGGAACGTTTCTTTCAGAATACTGTCATCATCCTTGAACACGGTATAAGTTTCTTCTTTTCCTGTATAGTAGTTGCGATACTTTAGCTTGAATTTGAACTTGCTTAAACCGAAGAACTTGTCTGCATAGGAATGATTTTCAAGCATTTCAGCAAGTCTTTCCTCCTGTTTACGTTCGTAACGGGATTCAAGTATATCAAGGCTCCTTTCCAAAAAAACCTTTTTCTTTTTCATACGATAGGAAGGAGCACTCAACACTTTCCAATAGTAATCAGTGGAATCCTTTATATCAGACAAGTTTTTGGTTTTCAGTAATTTACATAATTTTGTATGACGATTTACAAGTTTGTTTTCCTTACAACTGACACCCTTGCTTTTCTGTAATGCAATGTCGCCCTTACGGGAATCACCTTGCCGTGTTTTTTTATAAATCAATGACAACATGAATTTTTTAGAAGGAATATTGGTTATCATCTTATTTCCATGAATCTCTCTAAATTTATGTGCGGGATATTTCTCGATTGTCTTATACCATTGGCGAGAATATTGCCTTCCAATTGATTCACGGTAAAATTCACCATCTGCAAACTTCTCCATTTTTTCAAAGAAATACTTTATGATTGAATCAGTTACCCACACAAGACCTTCATTTCTCATTTGTCTTGCTATGGTTTTCGGTGACATGTAGAATCCGGCATACCCCTTGACATTCTTTTCGCTTTTCAAAAAATTATCCCTTCTGAATGTCCACTGATAATAAATCCAATCCATTGTACTGAACTCGCTTGTTCCGCAAATAGCCGTATATCTTACAAAAGCCTTATCAATAGGAATATTAACTAATATATGTGCGCTTCTTTTAAACATTTTATCGCACAACCCACGTATTTTCCCAATGTTTATCAGAAAATATACTCCTGTTCTTTTGGTTTCCTTACGTTCAATGAAACCGCCATCCAAAAACAATTTGACAGTATCTTTTATAGCACGGTTTCCAAGTTGAGTATATGCTTTGATTGAATCTTCCAGGCAGGAACGATTACCATAGAAGTAATCGCGTGTTAGGTAGTTATTTGAATTTCCTTTGTTACCCTTCCTTGTTGGGTAAGTTAGGAAGAAGTTTGTTACTAAAAAAAATTGATAGGTTATATTAATCTTTTTCATATTAATGAATTTTTAAATTTCTGAATGCAAAAATAAGAAAAGAGAACGACTTTCACAAGCAATTCTCTTTTTTGTATATTCAAAAATTCACTAATATGCGTTATCTTTCACTGCAAAGATATACTATTCAACCCATATTTCCAAATGCAGTCCACCTTCAAACGAAAACTCTACGATTTTTTAACATACGTATTTCGCTGGATTATATTTGGAGTTATAAGAAAACTGGACATGTCGGGCGACACGGAGAAAATTCTTTTTATTCTTCTTTTTATCGTTATTCAGTAGGAGGATCTCCATCATCCATCCTATACCTATATTATATTGTATGCAATAGGAGTAAGCCCTACCACCAAAAACCGAAGTTCCTATTCCGTCCATACGGAAACAGGTTTAAGGTTCTACCTTCCGTTTTCCTGCAAAACGGTAATGAACTTACACCGCATGAATGTCGCAAGTTTCAGGGCTTGGCACTGAAAATGTCCAGTGCGGACATTGGTGTAAGTTCATACCATTATATAGAGAAAATTGACGTTTTGGGTGTTTAAAAATCACCTCCTATTTCACGTACAATTCATTGGTTTTAAATAGGTAATTGTCGAAATAAAAAGCCCGGCACAATCCAATATATGAATCAATGCCGGGCCATGGAAAATGAAAGAAAAGGTGTTATTTAATCATCCCAGACGATGTTTAGTTCAATCTTCTCTTCGGTTTCCTTTTCAACCTCTCTCCATCTGTGGGGATTTTCAGGAATCTGTTCCGCAACCGTATCGTAATCGGTCTTGCATGCTTCCTTATCAATCTTTCTTTCTATCCACAGGCAGATATGGGCATCTGACGGCAGATCGCCTATCGTAACGGGATATTCCTCTGTCGCTTCCGAGAAGCTGATGCTGTAAGGACGGGATGATTCATTGGGGATGGATGATGTTATCCATTCGTCCTTTTCATTCTTGTACATCTCGACAGCACCTATGAAGAACAATCCCTGTACTGGTGCTTCCTTGTTCTCGCTGCCATTGGAAAACCATAATGTGACATTCTTCAATTCGGCATCCGAATCATTCATAAGGACAATGGCCCGGAACGTGGATTTGCCGTCTTTCATCATATTGAGCGATATATCGGAAAACAGGTTTCCCATCACGTCATTCAATACTTCGGAGGACGATTGGTATCCTCCGAGTGATTTTGACGGATTCTGTTGCTCCGCCATGCTTTTTTCGAGTGTGGTATAATAAAGTTTCATATCAACCTCCTACCCCTTGTTTTGTGAAATAAAATTGGCTAATGTCCAGTATTCACGTTGGATTGAATTGTCTATCGTAACAACTCCCGAAGCGTTCTTGACACGTGAAATGAAGAACTGATTATCATCCTTTGCAGGGGCAACCGATGTTTCTTCCTCCCGTATCATGTCGAACTGATAGTGCGAATAGGTGTACAGACCGTTCAACTGATCATCCGTGAACACCTTTCCAAGCGGCAATGTACCCAACACTATCACACGCAGGTTGGTTTCCGCTTCAAACGTGATGTTGGATGTGAGGATAAGGTTGTTTGAATCCACAATCTGCACAATCTCGTATGTGCCCTTGTTCAACGGTTCTGAACCATCATCCTTGACAAACCGTATGGATACGGGTGTCTTGCTCGATTGTCCTCTTACCTTGCCGCTAAAATCGACTGTTCCTGTAACGGCACCCTTCTGATTTATAGACACATATCCGTCCTCAAAGTTACGCTCCACGTATTTTACGGCCAACCAATAATAGTTACCGTCACTTGGAATGGATATATTGTCAACGAAGGATTCAAGGTTAATGATGTTTCCTGACGGGTCAACCGCCATTCCCGAATTTACCTTCAACGTACCTGTTTGCGAACCTTTCTCCACCAGGAACGGGTCATTTACCTTAATGCCAGCGGAAGAGAGTTCTGTATCAAATTTTGACGGATCATTTGTTACAAGTCCGAATGATGCCGTTGCGGTGAGCAACGCCTTGAACATGGGTGTTCCCATGAGGAATTTTTGGAAGTTTACAAGTTCCTCTTTTTCAAGGAAAATGTTTCTGTTGAAATTGATTCTGTTCATATTCTAATATGTTTTAATTGTTTATTTCCATGTTGACGGTATCACAGAGAAGTCTGTAAGTGCAGCACAGTTACGGAAGCATCCCACCGCTTCTGCGGGCGCATGACTGCCCTGTATATTATGTACGTTCCACATCTTGTATTCCGCTCCTTCTATTCTAAGCGTAGGAGAGGAATTTATATTGTCACCGAACATCGTGCATCCTTCGAAAGCATAATCCCATTTGGTACAAGTCCATATAGGCATGTTAAGATAGGAGTGGTCCGTCACACTGTCGGAAGCATTGAACATCATGGGATTCTGTTTGAGAATCGTACAGTTACGGAAACAGTAACTCATATCCGTAATATTCGTATCATAGAACGGTGAGCGTGTCCAGTCGTTGTTATCAATGTCACTTCCTCCTATATAGGTAAGGACACTGCATCCCTCAAACCCATGTGCAAACGTTACGGGAAGCGTATCCTTACCTAGTATTCCCGTGAATATGTTGTACGGTATGGTAACGATGCCTGTAAGAGAGAATGCGTAATCGGCTGTTCCTGTAATCCCCTGTGACGGTATGATGTTTTCAAGACTGTTCAGTTTGGTACATCCATAGAACGCATGGGAGAAATTGGTTGTGGAACAATCGAATATATCTGCATTCACGGTTGATGCAAGTGACGGGCAACTGTCGAATATATGTGCAAGATTCACGTTTCCCGTAGATGAAATGGTTCGTGTCACCATACGGGAAAGTGAAGTGCATCCGTAATAACAATAGGAAGCGTCACCCGATGTCGCTATATTCATGCTTACCGTACTTTCAACACGCGAAAGGGCAAAGGCCCTTGTAACGATTGAAGGCTTGCATCCTGTAAATATGTCCACTGCAACGTTGACAAGTGAAAGACAGCTTTCAAAGATGCTTATGCAGAGGGATATGGTCTGTGGGAATGAACCTGTCAACCCTATTATGTTACATCCGTAGAACGCTTCTGAAAAATCAGGAGCCGTTACATCTTGAAACACGTCACTAAGGTTTACGGTAGAAGCCATCCCCGATTCACGGAATATACGCTTGCATGAGGTTGCAAATCCCAGGTTTCCTGCCGGATATCCTGTAAGGGACGTACATCCCATATACATTTCTTCCGCAGTACCACGGATATTGAAACGGTTCCACTTCTGTTGGCTCATAAATGCGGTGCAATCCTTGAACCCGCCTTTCTCCATGACAGTGGACTTGGACAGGAACCATGACACGACACGAAGAAGTGAGGATTTGAACAATGCGTTCGCATAAAAATCAGAGGACCAATAAAGAACGTTATCCGTATTGTTGTAGTTGAAAACAATACGGTACACACCGTTCTCTGCATAGTCATGGTATGATATGGCTGATGTTGTCGAACCATCACCCCATTTTACCCTTAATGCTCCCGGTGTTCCCGAAAAATTGTCACGAATAGGAAGTGTGATACGTCCGGGCTGCAACAACTGTATATCAATGGAACAACAGTCCTGGAATGTCACCGTCTGTTCCACTGCATCGCCAGAGCCCACGGTTATGTTGAATGTTTCGTCAAGGAAGCTGTCTTGCGATACATTGAACGTATATGTACCTTCATCAACGCTCAATGTAGTACGTCCTGTACTATCCGTTACACCATGAATATCTCCCGATGTAACGGAAGCACCTGATACAGGCTGTCCGAGAGTATCATTGACGGTAACAAGGATATTCGCCTTTAATTTGTACATAATAAGGTTGAGATAAGCGTTCTGATTGAATATGACAACCTCTCCCGAAAGTGATTCATAACCGTTGGTAAAGCATTTGTATTCGTAATTGCCATTCTTTAATCCATCAATCACCGCAGTACCGTCCTCACCTGTTATGGCACTGAAACTTCCTATCTGACACGAAACGTTCTTCATTGCATTTCCAGACGGGTCCTTGATATTGAAGAATGTGGAATAGGTGATTTCACCCATGTAAACCTCTTTGGTCATTTCCATCTCATTTATAAGGATAGTGCCCTGTGCGTTCTTGTACGGAGGAAGTTTTGTAATTACATAGCTTAAAGATTGTCCTTGCACGACATTCAGGAACGTAGCTTCTCCCGATGAATCAGTGTTCTGAACCTCATTGTTGAACAATACAACGGCATTGGTGATGAAGTCTGACGTATCGATATCCTTTACAACGAATTTTACGGTGGATGTAAGACGAATAAGGTTCACGTTGACCTGTTGTGAGGTCACAACGGTTATCGTTCCCGAATAAGGCTCGAAATAGTCGGCAACCACACGATAGGTATATTGTCCTGCTTCACGCTTTATCATGGCATTACCCGATGAATTGGTGATGGCGACAAGTTCCTCTCCTATGTATATCTGTGCATTGGATATGGATGCCCCTGACGAATATGCGTTGAATGTAATGTCATAGGTAGGGGCAACGGAGAGTTTCATTTGTACGGTAAGATCCGTTCCATCCTTTGATACAGTCACAACTCCCGATTTATCGTTATAGTTGGGTGCTGCAACAACATAGTTGTATTGCTTGGGTGGAAGTGTCCATATCCCTGCAACACCTTCTACATTGGTTGATTTGGTTTCATTGTTGACTGTAACAGTTGCATTGGGAATGGCAACATTATTTTCATTTACCACCTTGACGGTGAGATTACCTGTTATCATGGTAAGTTCGATATTCTGCTGTACGTTGGCATTTGTAACAGTTATCTTTCCGTCCTGTCCTGTAAACCCTTCCGCAGATACCGAATATTCATATTCTCCTGCACGTTTGTTGAATACAACCTGTCCGTTGGTATTCGTTACAAGTTCCTGTGAATCAAGTATTACCGAAGCACCTCTTAACGGCTGTCCTGCTGAACGTACCACGAATGTGATATCATAGGTAACGAACATCATATCAACCGTTTCAAGTGTATCTTTCTTGTTTATGGTAGTGAACCCCTGTTTCTTGTACATTCCCGGAGCGGTAACGGTCCAGTTGTACGTTGCGGACGGACGGACGAATACGGCATCCCCCTTATCATCCGTTACCTTTGTTTCCGTTCCTACCATGATGGATGCACCCACAACGGGATTCACGCCATTCACGACATGGAATGAAAGGTTGTACATTTTAGGCTGTATGGCAACCGTCTTGGAAGTATCGGCACCATTGACGGTAACCTGCCCTGTTTCGTCAAGGAAATCATCCTTGGAAACGGTGTAGTTGTATGTACCGTTTATTTCGGAGAACGTAACCTGCCCTTGCTTGTTCGTACTAAGCGTTACACTATTGAATGTGACAAAGGCATTTTCAAGCGGAAGGTCATTGTAGGTTACATTGAATGTAACGTTGTATTTGGGAATCTTCTGTATGTTAACATCAATGACCGCATTGTCCTGTATGGTAAATTCGGCCCTTTGGGTTATGTACCCCGATTTGGATATGACATAGGAATATGTGCCGGGCTTCATTACAAATCCTGTTGCAACACCCGTTACATTGGTTGTTCCCGTCTGATCCACATCATCCACATTCACAACAACGGTGGCACCCACAACGGGTTCAACGCCATCACGCACACGGAATGAAACGTTCTTGTATGGAACTTCCTCCATTTGCACATTCTCCAACGTGTCAGCCTGTACATTGATATTCTTTTTCAGATCATAGTAACCGTCTGCCGATACCTTGTAGGAATAATCGCCCTTGAACACATTGAAAAATGCGATACCTCTTGTGCTTGTTATCTGTGTCTGATTGTTCATGGTGATGGTGGCACCCTGTAACGGGGCATCATCAACACCCGTTACCTGGAATGTCACTGTCCATTGGAACGAATCACCCAATATCTGAACGTACTGTACCGTGTCCTGATTGACATTAAGAACGGAGTTATAGGGCTGGAACTGTTCTTCCTTGGCCGTTACCGTATATACGAACTCACCTTTGGGAAGCTGTATGACACATTCACCGTTTACATCCGTCTTGAATGACTGACCGAATATGTCTATCGTGGCATCCTGCAAGTAGATGTACTTGGTTGAGAATACCTTGAAACAGATATTGTAGACCTTCTCTCCTTCATAGAACGGGATTATCTCACTTCCTAATACGTTCTTGTACGATACAAGGAAGTTCTTGGTATATTCGTCAAGAGAATCCTTTGACTGATAGGAGTTATTCTTGAAATAAGTCGCTATGATGTTCTTTTCACCAAAATATCCCTGTGAGAAAGGAAGATACAATGGCTTTACCTTGAAATCATACAGATATACATAGGTATCGTCAACGGATGAACGTTCCTGGATAATCTGTACGGCTATGTATCTTACATTAGATGGAAGCGACAGTGCCCTTCCCGAAGGGAATGTAAGTGCAGGAGCGTTGTAATATCTTTCGTTTGTAGAGAAAAGGATGCCACGTATATAATAATACGTGTTATCATTGGGAAGTTCAAGGTATTCATCCGTATGGAACATATTGCTTCCCTGTGCAGCCCATCCACCGTTTTCCATGACCTGCATCTCGAACGTCTGTGTCTTGTCCTCATTATATCCAACAACACCGAATTTGACAAGTGAAGGTGCATCGGAAGCTTTTTTCAGAAAGAAACTTATTTCGTAGGAAAGGTTCGGGTCAACCACAATCAGTTTGGACAGGTCCTGCGTTCCGTCTATGCCGACAGGCTGCTGCCCTGTAAATGTGATGCCGTTTACAATATCATCGTTTCCGTTACGGTCCTGTACAGGATATACGAAGCTGCTTCCAAGAAGCGGATATTTGGATATATCTACAATATCCTTTGTGAACTCGTATGCTTTGGTGACGTTTGCGACAAGCTGCGTTTTCTCCCATGTAGGAGAGGACCATCCAAGACACCATCCCGTGTTTTCGGGCTGCAATAAAGCGAATATGAACTCGTCCTTGTCGGAATATCGTATAAGACGCAGGAACTCACCGAGAATATCGCCCGACATGCCGACAATATCGAGTTTGCCACGCTTGGCATATTCTTCCAGGTAGTTGTTGAACAGGTATTCCATCTGTTCCTGTGAATCGACAAGATTGGTAACAAGACCCTTGTTATTGATAAACGCTTCAAACAGAATCTTGTTCGTGCCAATCTCATTGAATTGCCGTGCATATATGGTTATGAAGGCAAACATTTTCGCCACGGTAAACCATAATGCACGAAAATCCTCATTATCCTTTTTACGTATGAAAGCTGGAAGAATGTTGGCATTCTCCAGCTTGTCATATACGTTCTCCGCCCATCCAAGCACACGTGAATCATCCGATTCAAAAAACTGCTTGAATATGGTGGTGTCATAAATGTTACCGCCACCTTTCAGGAAATAGGGGCCACAGTCATTAATTCTGATTAATTTTTTATTCTTATCTTCCATTGCGCAATTAGAGATAAAATATCTTTCTATTGCTCAAAGATAAGAAAATACCCTCATTTTTACAGGGATGCAATCAGTTCTTCTTTGGTAGCGTAGGACTTATCCTCTGTTATTGATATCTTGTCCTTGTTCCAACCTACGGAATATTCAATTTCTTTTGATTGACTTCCAATCCATACAGATATCGAACAGACAGGTGAATTGCATACTTTGTTGTTATACATAAAGTAGATGGTATCACCGATATTGAATTTTGCCTTTATTTCCATAATGCGTTTTTATTTTAAAGATAATCAATTATTCTATGGTAAATTCTGCCGAACGAAGGATATTGAAAAACTCGTTCATTGTTATCATTATCGCATCTTGTTGTGTGAGTTTATGTTTATCATCTACTGACACAAGGATAGTATCACCTGCTATTTCAAGGGTAGGGATGACATAGCGTCCGCAATAGTCCTTTATATCAAGTATATCCATGATCTTCATGAAGCTGAAACATTTGAGATTGGAAATAGCCTTTTGCATTTCCTTTCCCGCTTTCGTTCTCTTGTTGGGAATGAATATTTCGGGATGGTTTGGATCACGTTTCCATACTTTCATATCCACCTCTTCGGGATTCTCAAACTTGAATCCGAAGTATCGTGGAATTCTACTGAAAGAATTGTCACGATGGCCCGAATAGATATCCCATTTGTAGGGTATGAGTTTTGCAAGTGTCACTTGATTCTGTTTATGTGCTTCAAGTTCCATTGTTCTTTGTTCATACAGTTTCTTGTACAAATCACTTTCCTTGTCGGTTATCTTGTAGTAAATCATAAATTAAAAACTTTGGTATAATTCAAGATTGTTGAAAACATAACATTCCTTATCCTTGACTTGTGGATACATGTAAGAGGGAATATTCGCTATCTTTCGGGAATTACCCCAATATGATATTCGTTTGTCTATATCAAACAGAAGTTCTGGAGTATCATAGAACAGGTTCAGTTCTCCTGCCTTTTGTACATCTTCATCCCATTTGCCTTCATCACGGGCGATATATAATTTAAAATTGTTCATATAAGTTTTCTTTTTATAAGAGTGTTTTCTACTTCCATCCAATCAACAAACGGTCTATTTGACAGGTTTACATCATATTTCAATGGACATCCCAATACCGCATCGTCAATATATATGTGACAATAAGGTTTGGGTGATAGTGTCCATGTGTGCTGTTCGGGATTCTCGTTTATACCGAACAGGGGTATGTTATTGTCCGTAAACCATTGTACGGCTTCCGACAGGTATTTCCCTCCCTGTTTATGTATGTTGTAATCATCGGAAGTAACATCGTCAATATCACTTCTCATGGTAAACAGAATAAGTTTATGTCCGTTATCAACTAATTTTCTCAATACAGGCACGGAACCTATATCCTTGCCGATTTTAGGAAAGTCATGTGTCACAACTGTTCCGTCAAAGTCAATTCCTATAATAGCCATAATTATTTGTTATGTAATTTATCATATATTTCTCTTACCTGTTTATACCTTTCTTCCTGCTTCTTTGTGAACGGCATGAAGGAATGATTTAACCATCGACATATATAATAACATTTATCATTGGAATAATCAGTTTCATCACAATCAATAAACCAATTAATATCATTCCTCATTTCTCTTGCAGAAATAAAGGCGTCAATAAGTTTTGGATATTTTATAAGTCCTATGTAATTGCTATTGAAATTTGCTTTCGGGCAAACAATACATCCAACTCTTTTGCAATAATCATATTCGGGATTTATAGGTAATGAATATTTATGGATATAATCCCATACATCCTTATCCGTCCAATCTATAATAGGCTTTAATTGTATGATGGAAGTGGTACCAATAGACTGACAATGTTCTTCAAAATAGGAATCAAACAATTCTTTGTTTTTCTTTAAAGTCGTTTTGTTTTTCGCTTCAAATGCCGTCCTGGTACTTCTACTCCTACTTTCAGCTTTCCTTACTCCCGTAATACTGCACGCATCCGCATATTTAGGATTGTGCTTATAATCCTTGCAACAATAAGCTATTTGTACAGTAGGAAGGATGGATTTGTGGTTTTTCCATATATTTTGTATGAACCCGAATTTATAATCACGCCTCCATATTACATTGGGATAGTTTTCTTTTATAAACCTTAATGTAATATTACTTTCAAAGGCATGGTTGAAAAAGGCTTTGAACGGTATTCCGGCACGTTTACAAAGATCATAACATACCTGACTATCTTTTCCTCCCGAAAACCCCAAATGTACTTCCAACCCCATTGTTTTAGCTATCTTACTGAATTTTTGTATTCTAGTAATGGCTAATTGTTCTTTTTCATCCATAACCATTTGTTCATCTATTATTTCTTTCACACCAATTCAATTATAACCTTCTTTAAATTAACAAATAAAGGTATTGCTGACATGCCCCCATTGTAATCCAACTGTCTTAAAGAGGGTACAACCTCTCCGTTATCATCAATATCATAATCTGCAATATAGGCTAACTTCTTCGCTTCGGGAACTAATATCCTTTCATGAGCCGGGACCGTTATACAGACTTTGCTTCCAATAGGGAATCCTTGGTTAGATTCAATGTATTCCTTTTCCAACTGTTCCCTTTCTCCATTCAATTCTTTTAGCTTTAAATCAATGGCGTATCTTTTGCTTAAAAATTCTTCTTTATTCATCTTTTTGTCATTCTAATTTATTCTAACGTACTTGCCTGCAATATCGCAGGTTCTCAATATTTCTGCATTATCCTCACCAAAAGCGATGAGAATACTGCCACAGCCAGGAGAATCCCCACGAGTTCCGTCCGGACGGAAGAATCTGATTCGGTTACGCAAGAACTTCATTGCCGTTGCCTTTTCGAATATCACATCCTGAAACATCTTTGAATCGCAGCGATTGAAAAGTAAAGCAATGCCGTTTCCATGTTCTGCCATCCGTTTAACAAAACATTCTATAAGAGGACGGGAATAAGGTGGGTTCAACCAAACACGTCCTTTCCATTCCTGTTTTAATCCATCGTCATTTTTGTTGTACATGACACTTGCTGTTTTATAGAGGGGGGGCTACCGGGGCACATGGGTCTAAATCAAATTCACCCAATGCGTCTATAATTTCTTTCGGTGTGTACCATTCATCGGTACTATTAGCCGATTTTTCAAAAGTTGTATTCATTTCGATATAATTATTAGTTAATTGGCAGTTTCATAAAACACATCCACATAGTCTTTCCATGTCTTCCAGTAGTATGGCCGAAGAGTGGTTGCCGATTGATGGCACTCAATACTTCCCTAACTGTTATCTGATCCTCATTCCATTTGAAAATCAGAACTCCGTAGTCATCCAGAACACGAAAGCATTCATCAATTCCCTTTTTTATCACCCTTGGCCAATCTTCAGGAAGTTTACCATACTTCTTGGCTAACCAACTATTTTTGCCAACCTTTAGCAAATGGGGTGGATCAAACACTACCAGTTTAAAGGATTTATCCAAAAACGGCATATCGGTAAAATCCGATACGATGTCTGGGTGGACTTTCAGATTTCGCCCATCACAAAGAATGTATTCTTCGTCCCTAATGTCAGCAAACAAAGCCAAAGGGTTTTCTTTGTCAAACCAAAACATCCTACTGCCACAACAGGCATCTAATATTATTTTTGTTTCACTCATTTCTCATCTGTTTTGAGCCATACGGCAGACATTCAACCACCGTATGGCAATATTTATTTCTTCATTAAGTCGATACGTTTTTTCAGGGTAATAAGGTAGTCGTGCATCTGTATTTTTTGCAACTCCATTAAACCAACCTGATTTTCACCGGCTATTTCAACAGCATCTTTTCGGCCAAGAAACAGGACTAACTTATTATGTTTGTCCATCAATTCATTATATTCGATATACATACGGTCAAGAGGTGTATCAGCTACATTGTATGCCTTTTCAAATACATCTTTAGGACTCCAGCTTTCATATCCATCTTCATAACGGACATGATATCCCTCATCATCAAAATTTTCCGTTGACGGTTTTTCTCTAAGAAGATGTTTTCCCCACGCATCACCTTTTGTCATAGGTTCTGCTTCAATCTGTTTTGTTCCAATGTACTTTTTCATATCAAAAATTTATGTGGGTTTTACAAAGCCGCCCAAGGCTCATATTTATATCAATTTTAATGCTTCCTGTAATCCTGCTTCAAGTGCTTCTTCGTAGGTGACATATACTTTATAGCCATTCCCTTTGTTTATTTCGTTCTCCATCCAGTCGCTTTCTTCTGTTGGAACATTGAAATCACAAAAAGAAAGCGTCCATCTTTTTCCAATAACAGGTTCTACATATACATACACACCTCTTATTTCACGCAGCCACTTTTGTGCAACGGATTGAGTGGGACGACTATAACACAATTTTGGCAAATTCTTATTTGTTCGGAACACAGATTGCATTATCCGATTATCGTCCTCTTTAATAATATCTTTACAATACTCATTAAATCCTTTCTCTCTTAGCAGCTTCGCTGTTTCTAATGTTACAAGTTCTTCGGTCATAATTTTATTCTCCTTTTAATTTTTTTATTAGCGCATCGGCATAACTAAGACTCCTTTGGGCTGTCATATATGAACCATTACTCATTCCCTGTTCATGTGAATTGCTGCAAAATCCTTGCATGGCAGCTTTCGCCAATTCATATCTACGTTGTTCCCAGTCAATAGTTTCACTAAAGAAATCAAGTTCGCATTCTCTGTAAACCATGTTATCACATACATATAAATAATTATTGTTATGTTGAGAGTTGATGTTTAATTGGGGAGTTACATCTACCAAAACTCCTGTTGATTTTACTCTTGCTTTCATTGTTTAATCATTTATTTTAAAGTATTCGATCAGTTCGTCTACGGTAGCCTTGTGATAACGTCCTGAAATAATGGTTGCATTATCCCAATTTTCATCCCAAAAGAACATAATGCCTTTGAGTTCTGTGAAATAATGATCATTACCAATAGAATCGCCATAAGAAACGCTAAGAATGGAATCTGCTATAAACCACTGCATGTAGTTACTATCATCCCTCAATGCAGCGATAGCCAGGAATAGTTCTTCATTCGTTCCGCAATCAACACTTCCATATTTTTTCAAAGGATGCCCATTTCTTATCACATGATTCTTTTGGGATAGTAAAAAGAATATTCCATTATGACACATAATAAAATCATACTTATTATCATCATCTGCATAATATTTAGGCTTACCATGTGAATACCCCAATTCTTCCAGCCCTCTCCGAAGTTCCTGTGTATTTTTGCGTATAAAACACGGTGTTGTAAATCCCATAGTTATTCCTCCGATAAATTAATCACTCCTTCGTCTGAATACTCATATCCAATATATTTGATACAATTTCCAAGAACGATATACCACTCTGTAAGATTATCATCATTACTTACTGCAAAAAGCAAATCATGTATCGTACTGTTTCCCCTTTTCAATCCTATATAGTAGTTATGGTTATAACAACTAATTTCGGGAATATGCCTTAAAGTATCAGTATGTAAACCATCATATACACCGAATACATTTTTAATGTAATTTTCCATAGTTATTCCTCCTTTCCAACTTTAACATATCCGTTTTCAATACACCAGCACAACATATCGTATGCTGCATCAATGAGTTCTTTACTCTCTGTAATATTTATCATAGACCTAGTATAATATTCCATATACAAGCATGTATAGCTATCTGCAAGTTTTTGGATGGTAAGCACTTCATTGCCGATGAAGCAAGGCAGCTTATCGAGAATATCCTGCAAGGTGTAAGTTGTACGACAATAGTCGTAATTTGTATCGGCATCCAGAGAGGTTACAACCATGTTATCTGGATCTGATTCACTCCACTCGAAACACATGCTCCCATCGCTCGTATCAAACCTAATCTTCTGTAAATGTTTTATCTGTCCAACTGACAATACCTGTTTCATTTCTTTTTCTCCTCCATTTTAATCTCCGTTACTTTACCACGATTGACAAAGAAGAAACAACCCATCACATCACACAGATATGTTTTATGCTTCATCTCACACTCATCACATTCCTTAAGCAATGAACATTTAGTGCAATCAAAACTCGTACAGGACGCATCAATCAGTTCAACCATTTCATGCAACACCCCGTCTATTATTATTCCGTTCTTTATTTCCATAATCAAATACAATTTCTCATATATGTTTTCCTATCAATCATACCGTTTTCTGATTCTTCTACCAAGCCAAAGAATGTATTGGCATAACAAACATGCTCGTCTATCATTATACATATTCCATCAGACGGATAATATTCACATGAAACATTATCATCCCAATCTATATGTTTTTGTGCTTCTTTGGATATATCATCACAAGCAATCATATACTCTATGTATTTATTAGATGCTTTTCTTATTTTGTCAAATACATTTCCTTTCATTTCTTTGTCTCCTTCTTTATCTTTTCATAGCACTCTTTACAAAAAACAAACACCTTTCCGTTTTTGATTTTAACTTTAAAACCATCTCTCCTTAAATCAGTGCAAGTAGGTTTTAATTCTGCATAGTGATTTAAACCATTTCCGCACAAATCACACGAAACTTCATACCATTTCTTTATCATTTTCAATCTCCTTTCTATCACTCAATACATAAAACAATTCCCCTGCGTATCATATCTTCCAACTCTCTTTCGGAAAACTCATCGAATGTATGTTTATCCATAGTACAAAAATGATACCTTACAGATTGCTTTTCATAATTGATGTTTTTATGATAATCAATCATTACATCACTTATGACTGTTTCGATAATCTTATTATTTACAACAAAAGAAAAACGTGTTCCAACATCATAACATACCTTCTTAAACAAAAGAACTTTCCTTTCATTCATTTTCAATCTCCTTTCTCCTTAATCCGTTCCAGTACATCCTTGTTTGCTTCGAGTATCTCATCGAATGAGGGAATAGGTGTCCACATGTCACAAACGTAATCGCCATAATCTTCAAATTCAAAATCCGGCAATGTTACAACACGAGGTCTCCCACTTGGCATAGGTATAATAAATCCACTTACTATCGCTCCGTTTGATACCATTCTACAAAGAACAAGTTCACCAACTTCCGGTAATCGCTTCTCTACACTTATCCACGGTGATTGTTTTCCCTGCCAGTCTGCTCCGGCTTCAAACGCATTTTCCACCATTAACCTTATATTCAAATCTGAATACGGATAATTATTATCGCAATATTCTTTCTCGGCTTCTTCTATTGTCTGTTTCATATCAATAACTTTTGGTTTTCTTGTATCTGCCACATTTCTTGCAGACGTAATATCTGGCAATATATTTATTACATCCTAACTCATCCCATGCCGTAACCTTTCTCTCATACATCAGCTCCCATTCATGGCGACAGAACCATTTCTTTATGATAGCATTCAGATTCATACCCTAAAACAAAATCTTGAATTTCTTCCCTTTCAATGTCGGCAATCTCTCTTCCACAAACTTCCTTAACTCTTCCTCCTCAATAGGAAACAGAGGATTGTATTTATATTTGAACGTGTGTATATATTGCTCATTCAGCATCACATCAAAAATTAATGTCTTCATTTCAGCATTTCATTATTAGGGTAGTATTTCTTGTATTCCTCAAAAGCAAGCTCTAACACATCTTCTTTACTCACATACTGCAAAACAATATCTTTCTCTGTATATACCAAGTATTCCTCTCCTTTTAAATCCAACCATTTCCTTTTTCCGCACTCTCTTTGCTGTAGTTTAAATCTATACTTTGCCGGACGGTTCCATTCCATAAACAAACTACATGTCAGCTTGTATTCTACATCTTCCTTTTTAATAATCTTTTCTGTCATAACCCTTTATATTAAAAATAACCCTCCATCCACAACACAGCTTCTTCTATTGTTTCCACCTTTTTAAACTCCTTCGTGACACAACGCTGCATGTATTCACAGCATATGTTTTCTTCATCGTCAAAATAAATGTTGTACGCCCCGTTATCATCAGCCCCGGTACATGCTATTCCAAGCTCCAGGGCATTCTGCACCTCTTTCGGTTCGGTTGAAAAATAGGCGTAAACCTTTTCACTCTTTACACCCTGCAATCCGTTAAGTTCTACAATATTGTTCATATTCGAGATAATATTTGTTTATGTCTAACCCGATTAAGAAAGGGAGGCTTAACACTCCCTTATCAATCACACCACAAAGATAATATTTGTTTATGACATACGCAATAGCTTATTCCCAATAAAATTGCATATTTAACATTTCTTGTGTTTCCTTCTGAATAGGCTTATATCTCGTTTCCGTAGCTAAATCCCTCTCTGCCACTTTGTTATACTCTTCCAAAGCCTTTTCCTTGTCTATACTCCTTTCCACCCAAATACCTATCATCTGGTCCGGCTGCATATCCCCGATAGACACCGGGTTTTCTTCTGTAGCCTCGTAAAACTGGACTGTATAGGGTCTACTGTATATATTAGGTGTACTCCCCATATATCGGCTTCCGTCTTCACTTTCCATCATTCCCACGGCACCCACCTTGAACGAACACACATTTGTTTCCGGGTTCTCGAACCATATCTTTACACCCTTTGCCACCTCCTGGCTGTCATTGTGCAGCACTATAGCCCTGTATTCGTTTCTTGCATTTCTTATAGTGTTGACGCTCAATTCGTCAAACAAATTACCGAACATGTCATTAGGTATTGTCGTGGAAGACGCAAATCCCCCTATCGAGTAGGAAACATTCTGCTGTTCTGCCATATATCCGGAACTTACTGTATATAATAATTTCATTTTCTCCTCCTTTCTTATTCTTTCGGTTTCGGCATGCCTGCCAAAGACCAATATTCCGTTTTTGCCGTATTGTCAATCGTGACCGTACCACCGTTGTTTCTCACTCTTGCTATGTAAAACTCGTTTACCGACTTGGTAGGCGGCTGTTCCAAGGTCACTTCCTGTGTCAGCCCCAACGTAAACCAATCATAGGTGTAAAGCCCTTCCATTTGTGCGTCCGTGAATACCTTTCCAAGAGGTACCGTTCCCAGTATCACGACTTGCAAATTTGTTTCCGCAACAAAATCGGATTCGGACGTTAATACAATATTCTTGTTATCTATTATATTGACTATCTCATATACACCATTATTTAGGGGCTGTGAACCGTCGTCCTTCAAAAACTTTATCGCTACCGGGGTTTTCCCTGCCTGTCCTCTCACCTTACCGGAAAAATCCACGGTTCCGGTCACTACACCCTTCTGGTTGATACTCACATATCCGTTTTCGTAATTCTTTGTCGAATACCCGATTTTTAGCCAGTAATACACGCTGTCTGCCGGGATGGCAAAGTTATCGTATATGTTGACAATGTTTATTACTTGCCCCAATGAGTTTACCGCCATACCCGGCAATATCCTTACCGTTCCTCCCTGTGTTCCCTGCTGCACCTCGAACGCCTTGTTGTCTATAAAGGTGTCCACAGTCTCAAAGTCGGACTTGAATTTTGTAGGGTTGTTTGTCACTATGCCGAATGTATAACTTCCGGCAATAAGAATCTTTCCAAGCAAAGAGTTCTGTAGGAAAGACTGCATATTCATCACTTCTTCTTTTTCTAAGAAAGTGTTTCTGTTAACATTTATCTGCGCCATATATTTATAAATTTTTATTTACAAAATTAGAACCATTCTGGATAATTTCTGTTGAAATCTGCGTAATTATACATCCTTGTACATCCTCTGAAACATCCGCTTTTAGGGAGACTGTCAACATCCGGAAAACCGAATTGATACGATTGGAATAGTTTTTCAAAATAGAAGAACAAAGGCATATAAGCTGCTGGTAATTTTACTCCGGCCACTATACATTCCCATCTCGGTTGAGACGTCATATTTGAGCAACCGCTGAATGCGTCTGTGCAACTATTCATATGTTTTAGTACCCCCGATTCTATATAACTATTATCTGTTCCGGTAGGTCCAGATTTATTTACAGTCACATCACCGAAAGCATATTCGGTTGTCGACAAATTAGAACAATTCTCAAACATACTATTAATATTTACCGTCACCGAATGTTCGGGCGGTGTGATAGGATTGCCCTGCGAACCTGCCGTCCTCAGATTCCTGCAACCACTGAAGCAATATGTGTAAGAACTACATTGCGAAGAATCAGAAAACAAGGATGATGTTATAGTAGTCAAACCACTATTCCGAAACATACCGGACGCATTTCTAATATCGGGGATTGTCACACCACTTACATTCAGCAAGCTTGTACAGCCGTAAAACATTTCGTTACATTGTGTACCTCCATTCGTCGTGTAATTGAATGCACCAGAGCTTATGCTTGACAGATTGGTACATTTATAAAACGCCTGTCCCAAAAACAATTCACCCACGGTCCCGGAAAACATGTTGCTCGGTAATGACGATACGCCCGAAGCATTACAAAAACCGTATGCGTTTATTGTCTCTCCCGAAACATATCTGAACGTTATTCTGCATGGTGATTGCAAATTAGAACAATCGGAAAACATATATATACATGTTTTTATATTCGTCGCTCCAATATCATTACTTATACTTGACATACTGCTACATCCGGCAAACATATAATTCAAAGACGTTCCATTACTTGACGTCCTTAACTGTCCGCTTACGGAAGAAATATTTTTACATCCATAAAAACAACTGGAGTAATCATTTATCAAGTTCCCTGCAAGCACACTCGACAAGTTCACTGAACCACTCAGCCCACTATCTCTATATGTGCTAACAAATGTACCGCTTGTTATAAAATCAAACAATCCTGCTGGAACGCTTCTCAAACTGCTGCATCCATAAAAGAACGAATCTGCCGAACCGCTCATAAGGCTTGTGGTCCAACTTACAACCGATTCAAGACTACTGCAATCCTGGAAAGCTCCCTTTCCCCATGACGTTCTCACATCCTCAGTAAACCACTTGATTACTTTTGTCAAACAATTCTGAAAACTTGAAAATCCGTCTGCACTCCACGATAAATTGGCCGACATTCCGTTAAAGTCAAACAATATTATCTTTGTTCCTCCGGAACTATAGGTGTGCGAACTTGTTCCTAATGTCTGGTCTCCATCTCCCCATTTCACACGCAAATTGTTAAGTCCAGTAGAGGAAGTGTTAAGTACGGGCAGCACTATGTTCGTACCGTTTGACACCCTTACTTCCAGTACCGCACCGTCTTCCATTATTATGTCAATCGTCTTGCTGAACTCTTCCGGTCCTACTGTGTAACTTCCGCTCTCCGTAAAGTAATTCTGGCTCGTCGCCACCCACGCATAGGTATCGTTACATGGTACCATCCATGATACGGTACCGTTCGAGCTTGTCACACCCGAACTTATATTGTCTTCCACTGTCACACCCGAAATAGGAGAACCGCTCTTTGTACGTACGTTATATGTAACCTGGCATTTGTTGCGCGTCATTACGACGTTAACATATTCGTCGCTATTGCTTATGCTTACAGAACCGTTCTGGCTCTGATATCCGGCTTTTGACGCCTGCCAGCTTAATGTCTGGGGCGGCACGTATGTTCCGAATACCGCACGCCCGGCTCCATCCGTGTTCTTTACCGTACCTCCGCATACAATACGCACTCCTCTTATGGATATCCCTTTCTCGTCCACCACGTCGAAAATAACTTTATAAGTATTTACACCAAGAACTATCGTCGCACTTGTATCGTATTCTCCTACTGATACGAATGTGCTATTTTCATTATATTGGGGAAGCTTGCTTGCCGTGGCCGTACCGGAACTTCCTGCCTCCACATTGAAGGTCGTATATCCTTGTCCATCGGAATATTGCGTCATTCCGTTAAACGTCACCTGTGCCCCACTTATGCCTATATTGCTGCCATTGACAACCTGTATTCTCACATTCACCCTCTTTACGGTAAAATTGATAGGAACACGGGTGTCCGAATTGTACACGGTAAACGAATTCACCACGTCATAACAATAAGGATATTTTGCCACATAATCGTATGTACCCGAAAACAATTGCGTAGATACCAACCCTAATTCGTTCGTTGTCAACTTTTCGCTTTGTCCTACAATCTCGATTGTCGCCCCAGAAGCCTGCGCACTTCCTATAGTCGCCTGGAACGTCACGTTAAACGGCACGGACGCCTTTTCTGCCATCTTTATAGTATAGGCATTGTCTCCTGCCGTTATGTTCACATTCCCCTTTGCCGGGTTATAGTCCTGGTGAGACGCGCTCCACTCCCACACACCAAGTTCAAGCGTCCAGCTTGCCGCGATACCGTTGTTGTTGGAATATCTCGTTTCCCCGTTTATCGTCACTACCGCATTACTAATAGGGTCGTTCGTTTCCACATCCAATACCGTTACCGTCAGTTTTCCGGTCTGCTTAACAAGGTCTACCGTTATGGCTAAAGGCTGGTTTATCAATACTGCCGTTCCTGTTCTCGGCTCATACCCCGTCTTTGTCACATTCCACGGATAACTGCCCGGCACACGGTTAAAGACCGCGTTTCCGCTCGCGTCCGTATTGACCGTTTGTTCATCCTCCCCTACACCAAGCACTACGGGCTGGTTCTTAACGGGCTGTCCGCTCATTCTCACGGTAAATATGATGTCGTAGGTAACGAGCTTCAATTGCACGTCCACTCTCTTGTTCTCTCCGTTCACCGTCACAACACCTTGTTTCGTATAATATCCTTCCTTCTGTACGGTCCAGTTATAACCGCCCGATATACGGACAAATTGCGCCTGCCCTCCACTCGTACTTATTGATTCCGTACCTACAGTAACCAAAGCATCGTCAAGCGGTGTATTGTTATCGTCCGTAACATAAAAATCAATCAGATAGCCTATCTGCACCAAGTCAACTTCTACCGTCACGTCCTTATCCACGACTTCCACCGTTCCTTCCTGCCCGTTAAATTCCGTCTTTGACACCTTCCAGGCATAAGAACCTGCCGCCTCTACAAATGTCACAACCCCGTTTCTTTCCGTCTGTAGGGTTGTGCCGTTAAAAGTAACATCCGCTTTCGCTACGGGCAACCCGTTGCTTCTCACGACAAAGTTTATGTTGTATTTCGGTATGGGATTGAACTGTATGTCTATAACCGCGTTTCCGTATATGGTAAAATCCTTTTCCACGGTTATATATCCTTCTTTTACGACCTTATAATGATACGTTCCTGCCGGATATATAAACCCGGTTGCAAGTCCCTGCGCATTCGAGCTTCCAGTCTGGTTAGGAATATCTTCACCCGTCACTAATACAGATGCACCCGATACTGGCTCCACACCGTCCCTTATACGGAAAGTCACGTTATAGTAGGGTATCTTTTCCATCTCTATTTCGATATTGGTAGAATCCACTATTTCAGCATTTCTTCTCACCGTATAATAGTCCTCATATTCTGCCACATATTCATATATACCAGGAAATACCTCAAATGTCACTATACCGTTGCTTCCGGTATATTGCACCTTTCCTGCAAAGGACACTTTCACGTTCTGCATCCAGTCTTTTGTCTCCTTGTCGCGCACAAAGAACGTAACCACCCGTTCATAGGCGGCTCCCATTAACTGTACATATTCTACAGCATCCTTATCCACTAATAAGGAGTTTTCCACGTTTTCAAAGTTTTCGGCTTCCACCTCATAATACCATTGTCCGCGCGGTAACGTTATCTTTGCTTCACCGTTCACGTCCGTTACAAGCTCTTCCCTGTTTATCGTAATCCTTGCATTGGGTATGTACTTGTTTCGGTTTGAAAACACCTTGAACAATATCTGATATTCTTCCTCTCCTACATAAGGGCGTATCAATTCACTGCCGAATATGTTCTTATATCCAACAAGGTAATTTTTTAAGAAAGTCTCTACAGTAAATTGTCTCTGATATGCGTTGTTCTTGTAATAGGCGGCTATAATATCACGCTCACCCAAATATCCTTGTGAAAACGGCAGATATAAGGGTTTCACATGAAAATCGTATATATATACATACGGATGATTTCCGACCGTTCTTTCCTGGATAAATATAGGTGCGATATACTTCATTCCCGGCATTATAGACAAAGCACGTCCAGACGGGAAATTAAGCGTAGGCGCGTTCAAAAACTTCTCGTTCGTTGACAGCAGTATTCCTTTTATATAGTAATACATACCGTCATTCTTTATATCCAAATATTCGTTTTCATGGAACCAAAGGGAACTTCCGGTTATCTGTCCGTTTTCCAATATTCCCATAGACAACGGCTCTCCGTCTACCGTCTCGTACCCAGCTACTCCGAACTTAAGGTTTTCATTGTCCGTAGCCGACACTTTTACTTGCAATGATATTTCGTAGGATAGGTTCGGGTCTATGATTATAAGCTTGTCCAAATCCACCCTTCCGTCTATGCCCACGGCTTGATTACCAAAAAATGTCATAGCGTTGAATATCTCTCCATTATCCCCGTTTTCGTCCTGCGTTATACTTATACTTTCCAGTATCAATAGAGGATAATTATTCAAATCCTCTACTCCTTTTGTATATTCATACGCTTTTGATACATTCATTACCGTATTCGTCCGGTCGCATGTAGGTGAACTGTGACCCATCGCCCACCCTGTAGCTTCCGGTCTCAACAAGGCAAATATAAACTCATCCAAAGAATTGTATCTTATCAATCGCAACAATTCACCCAATATCTCACCTTATGATGTCAAGCCTTCCGCGTTTTGAATATTCTTCCAGGTAATTGTAGAATAGATATTTCATCTGTTCCTGGCTGTCCACCATGTTAGTAACAAGACCCCTGTTCTGAATGAACATTTCAAAAAGAATCTGATTTGTATCTATCTTCTTGTATTGTCTTGCATACAATACTATCAAGGCGAATATATGGGTTATGGTTCCCCAGAACGCACGGAAATCCTCGTTCTCTTTCTTCTTTAAGAATGTAGGCAAAATCCCCCTTCCTTCCAGTTTTTCGAGCACGTTTTCTGCCCACCGTATCACTTCCTTGTCGTTTTCCTCGAAAAAACGACTGAAAGGCAAATTATCATATATAGGTGTGGACTGGGGTAAAAATAATCCCCCACACGGGTTTTCTTTCTTCTGTTTTACTTCCATGTTGAACTACAATTAATTGCACGGTAAAAATACGATTAATTTTGGATATTACGAAAACAAACACGACGAAAAAATACTGTAGAACCGTTCCACTACCTCAATCTCTCTCGTCAAAGACCAGTCCATAACAATAGAGGCTCTAAAGGTAGGGGTGTGGGTGACGAACAGAAGAGTAGAACAATATTCTTCGTATATAAATGATTATTACAAACCATATAAAGGGGCTTATACGGGTGTCATAAATTTAGCGAGTGATGAAAATAAATTATATGCTATCAGCAACTCTTTTGGCATTGTATATCCGGTATATTATGGAATAAATATGGATATATTTGGGAAGACTGTTTATTTATATAATTTTGTAGGGAGCAGTTCCCCTTACGGTGCTGCTGAATTATATAAAACAGATACTACCAATCATCTTCCAAGTGATTATCCGGTTTCTTTAGGAAGAGTACAAGTAGGTATATCAATATCTTCCCCTACATATTATATTAATAATGAAAGTAGTTCAACTGCATTTATATTTTATATTATTGGGGATAGCATATATTGGATGATAAATACTATTTTTAGAATAGGTGATAAATGGAGTAAAAATACATCGGGTCATTATACCACCAGTAATGCAATAAGCGACCATTATAAATATTTTAATAATTATTCTATAAGAAAATATGCTTCTGTTATTAAAATTGCTTCATCAACCCGTATACGTTTTTTCATTATTGGGAATGAAGGTAATTCTGATTTTTACATAATAATAATGGAAGGAACGAATACAACAGAATACAGAATTAGTTACTTGGATGTTAAGGGTTATCCTTATTCAAATGAAGGTAGAGTAGAACACATGGGATGGTTAGTATTAAGAAGTAATGATAAAAAAGTAATTATCTTGGTAAAGTCACAAGATAGGTCATATAGAGATACTCATGCTAAATTTTATTACGGATTGTGGACGGGAAATGTAAAAAATAATGGAGAAAGTTTAGTATTAACGAGTGAATGGGAATGTTTTTATAACATCCCTTCTGCAATTACTTCTGTAATAGGTGGTGATTATTGGGTATCTCCGGATTTGAAATGGTTATTCTATATATCATTAAGCGGAGCTAATTATCAAGGGTTTTCCAAAGGGTTGCATACTATAAAAGGGTCGTCAGCTCTTTTTGGAGAAAATGGTTGGACCGGAGTTTCTTACGAAATGGAAGGAGGTACAGATATTTTGAATGCTTGTCAGAATTATTATATATTAGATGTTCAATTCAATAGCAAATCTAATAAAATAATGATTTTTGGAAATTCTTCTAAAGGTGCGTTTACAAACGATTCTGATTATAGTTATACAGAAGGTATTCAGCCAGATATAATACTTTATTTTATTTGGGTGGAAAATCAGAAAAAATTTGTCAGATTAAATAGTTCTTTCGTAGGAGGAGATGTACTTTGGAATGATTATAGCAACTCTACATCTGGAGGTAAAGGTAATATTTACAAACCTTTAATCAATTTTGTAAATGGAGAAATTAACTTCATGTATCCTGGAGGAAATGACCCGTTTAACGCATATAGATATCATTTGAGTTTCGGAGACTAAATAAAGCGGCAACCATATAATTAAAGGTAACTATATACCCAAGCTTTTTTAGTGCAAAGTGCTATATAGTTACCTAATTAAAAATATGGTTGCCTTCTTTTATATAAATCAATCTCCGAAAGTTAATTCTCCTTGGTATGCAGTGTAAAGACCGCTTTCTTGATAAGAAGGATAAATATAGTTAATTTTTAATTTATCTTCATAATTAGGAAATATATTAAATGGCGGCATGTAAGAAATATCATTTCCAGATTTTGAATTTTGATAAGTATTCCATATTTCGGTTAACCCTATCAAAGATTGATTCATCTGAACCCATTTTCTACCATTGTATGTGAATGCAAATATACTTGTAGGGTTGACGGCTTGAATATAACCAGAAATTTCGCTGGTTCCCATTATTCCTTTTGTATCATTACACAAAACAATCATTTTATTACTGTTCTTGTTAAATATAATTTCGAGAACATATTTATTTGCAACAGCATTCCTTAAATCAAGGGTCGAATCGTCGTTTTTATAATAAGTATTTGAAATCCAGCCAGTTTTATCCACTATATTAGTCGTGCTTTTTATAGTATTAAGACCTTTAACACCGTTTCCGGAACTATCGCCAGTCATTTTTGGTAAAAAGAATACCCATTTTAGATTAGAAGGAATCCATACATTACACCCTATATCTTCGCTGATTGTTGTAGGAACATTTTCTCTCATAAACCAATTATTTGAATCCAGATAATTAGTGCCTCCATCATAAACCAAGAATGATAAAGTCCATATACCAGAAGTATTCTTACTATCTCTTAAAGAATTGACTGCAATAACTATTTCTGCTTTTTTATTGGTTCCATCATATTTTCCATATACTTTTTTAAAAAATGGTATATGATATTTTTTGTCACATTCAATAGTTATACTTTCATTATCATTATTTATATAAAATATATTGGACATTGAATTAATCAGAAAATAAAATCGAGATGGACTAAAATATCTACCTTGATTTATATAATATGAATAATCTAATCCAAATATTTCTGATTCAGAAAAATCAGAAAATTGACACATATATCTATGTACATTAAACATATTGCAAAATCTAATATCTACATAATCACTGGTTAAACTGCTATATGACCATTTTTTACTTAGACTGGAATTTTGTGTATTTCTAATACTTAAAGAGTTCAATGTAAAAAAAGGTACACTATAATCTCCTCTTACAAATATTCCATAAAAAATAGTGCACATTCTGTTATCATATACACCATATTCCAAAGGTCTACTTGCTATAAACAAAAAACTTTCATATGGTTCTCCGCTTGTATTTACTATATTCCCTGACATATCATTTGGACCAGCTTGTTCATTAGGGAATGATACTCTAAACTTCATTACATCATCTATACCTAAAGAACTGTGTCCGTAAAATAAACCTACTTTATTTCTTGTTCCATTAACAGAATATTCCGGCATAACATCCATAATAAAAGATTGGTTATTATTCGGCTTATCATAATCGATATCACCTCTTCCTAATCCGACATAAGCTAATT